AAGGGTCTAAAAATAACAAGGCAAATCCCTGCATTATTTTTGACATGTGGAAGAAGGAATATTTGTATTTTACATATAGAAGAGAGTGTAGGAATAAGTTAGGATTTTCTCCTGCAGACTGGTTAGTTGGAAAATTTAGATACTTGTGTTTACCTAATGGGTGGAAAGGAGATATAGAGGAAGAATTAGTGAAGATTAATAATCCTAAATCTTTGGTTCCATGGATTACAAATAAGGAGTATTTTAAAGGGATTTCGTTGGATGATTTAAAGAAAAAGACCGGATTTCAAGGGGGGTATTTATCAAGATTTTTAAAAGTAAGAGAAAATGAAGATTGTTAAATTAGAAAAAACGACAGGGCAGAGATTCGTGTTTGGGTCTCTGCCTGATAGGTCGCCCCTCCTTTAATCGGGAGGGGCAAAGTGAAATTGATACAGATTTTCCGGGATCAGACCGGAACCGTGTTAAAGAATACATGGAGCAAAAGTATGGAGCGAGTCAGGTTTGTTCGGTGGGAACGTATTCGGCTCTACAATTACGTGCAGCGATTAAAGACTTTAGTCGTCTGGAGAATATACCGTTTGCGGATGTAAATTATATTACGGGGCTTTTAAGTGATAGTGATCGTAAGTTTGAAGACCTTATGGTTGCAGCATGTTCTAACAGTAGGGTAAAGGAATTTATCAACACATACCCGAATATGATCCACGAACTTTCTATTATTTTGGGTGCCCCAAAAGCAAGAAGTGTCCATGCGTGTGCGATGATGGTTTTCCCAGATGAGCATGATATGTTCAGATGGTGCCCTATACGTCAGCAAGACGGACAGATGGTATCGGAATGGGAAGGAATGGAAATGGATAGTGCTGGGTTCCTCAAAGAAGATATTTTGGGGGTTAAGCAGTTGGATAAATTCCAGGACATTTTACGGTTAATTAAGGAGAACACCGGGGAAGAAATTGACCTTTATTCTGTTCCATTGGACGATGAAAAGGTATTTGAGTTTTTCCAGAAAGGTTGGAACGGGGATGTGTTCCACTTTGGTTCTAAAGGGTTGACCGGGTATTGTAAGGAAGTTCTTCCGACTTGCATGGAAGATTTGATCGCTGCTATTTCGTTGTATCGGCCCGGAGCAATGGAGAATAATTTTCATAAAGAATACGTTCTACGTAAGAACGGCGAACGGCCTGTGGAATTCTATGTAGGTACTGAAGAAATCCTGAAAGAAACGTATGGAGTATTCTGTTACCAAGAGCAGATCATGAAACTTTGTCAGGTGTTAGGCGGGTTATCACTCGTAGAAGCTGACGACGTTCGTAAAGCTATGGTGAAGAAGAAATACGAGGCATTGCACCAGTACAAAGAAAGGTTCATCCCCTATTATGCTGAAAATTTCGGTGTAACTATGGAATATTCTGAGGGGGTGTGGGAAGCGATTGATAAGGCTGCTACATATCTCTTCAATAAATCTCATGCTGCTGCTTATTCTATTACTGGATATTTGAGTCAATGGCTGAAAGTTCATTACCCGTTGGAATATTGGTCTGTTGCGTTTAGCTATGCAGCCGAGGATGATTATCCGGTGTACGTTTCAGAAATTAACCGTGGAGATACAGGGGTTAAGATCATGGAAGTAGACATTAACAAGTCTGGAATAAACGTGGTATCGGATAAAGAAACAGGGAATATGTATTGGGCTTTGACCTCAATTAAACAGGCTGGGGAAAAGGCGTGTGAACAGATATTTTCTGAACGTGAGCAGAACGGTGAGTATTTCAGTTTTGAAGAGTTTTTAGACCGTCACATTTTTAAGGGGAGTAAAGTCAATAAATCTGTCATTGAAAATTTGGTGGTCTCGGGGGCTTTTGATAACTTGGAAAAAATTGATAACCCGTGTGACCGTATGCGGTTAATAGACCTCTATAGAACTAAATATCGAGTTAAGATAGATAAGGATAAAGACTTGTTTTCCAGCCCAAAAAGAAGTGAATCTTGGTGGTGGAATATCTTACAGAAGCAGATATCTGGATATGGGTGGTTTGATTATCGGTCTATTGTTGAGAAATTTACGCAATACGATAAGGATTTTCCTTATGTTGATATGGACCGTATCCTGGAACCAAAATTTGGGAAAAGCGGTGCAGCAACGACAGCCGGGTATGTGTATGACATAGATATTAAGAACGGGAAGAATGGTCAATTCTGTAAGATTTTTATGGAGCATAATTACCAGTTCTTAACGGTTATTTGTTTCCCAGGAGAATTTCCTGCATACGATGACGTGATTTTGGATAGCAAGGGCAATATCTTGATCCTGAATGGGGAAGTCTATAATGATGAATATTCTGGGAATAACGTTATGCACGTCGGGGGAAGAACGATGATGACACTCTTAAAGAAAGATTAATATGAAAACAGTTATCCACGTTGGAGACCGCCCGTTGATATTGGTGTCAAAGGAGTACGATGATGACATTAATATTGATGAGCTCACCTCTATAAATTATTCAAATTTATATGGTGAGGCTGCAACCGTTTCAGCCCTGCTTAATAAAGTAGGGATGTGGAAATCGGAAGCAGAATCCTACTACCAGACGAAAGTCTTGGAACGCAGTATGTTTGAAGCGTCATTAAAAAAACAGTTGAGAAGAGAAGCGAATTTAAGTGGTGGAAAGTTTACGATTGATGGTGAATCTGTTAAGTTGACAGAGAAATCATTGGAAGACGCAGTCATTTTGGATGTTAAATATCAAACCGTATCAAAGGAGATTATTGAGGCAAAGAGAGATTTAGACATGTTGGATAGTTTGTTTTGGTCAGTACAGGACAAATCCAAGAAGTTGAACAACATTTTAAAACCAGTAACCCCGGAAGAATTCGTATCAGAATTAATTGAAGGAGAAATCAATTTACTATTTATCAAGAAACCAAAATTGTAAGAAAATGGAAAAGAAAGCATTTGACAGAAGTAAGTTTAAACCAGCAGAATTGTCAGTTGTACAGCAAGAAGAAAAACGTGCGGACAATATGGGTGAATTTGGGGGCCGTCGTGGGTTCACTCAGTATGTAAAATTAGAGGACGGTATTAACGAAATGCGGGTATTCCCGGCCATGGACGGTTCTTCTCCGTATGTACCCTATTGCACCTGCTCTCTGGAAGTGGAAGTAGATAAGTACGAGAACGGTAAAGTGGTTGGGAAGGAAATCAAAGACAAGAAGATTTTTGATGCTGCTGTCCATAGTAATGTGATGGGCGGTAAAGACCCTATTGAGCTTTACATTCGTTATGTTGAGGAACTGGCAGAACAGTACCAAGACCGTGAGGAAAAGAAGAAATTCTTGGCCCCTCTGGACTGGTGTACCACTCCTAAAGGAAAAGTTCCGGGGATCAAACCGATCAAGAGTTTCGTTTGCTATGTGTGTGTAAAAGGAGAAACGGAAATTCGTCGTCTTCAGTTACGTCCACAATGGTTCCAGGAGATGAATCGTATTTCGGCTCGGGAAACTACGGATGAGGTAGTTACTTTGGATGTATTTAGCGATCCAGATTCTGGGTACCCGCTCATTATTGAGAAATCTAAAGATGAGAAAACGGGTAAGGACGTATACTCTATTTCGGCAAAGACACCGAGTCGGGGTCAATCGTGGGAACAGTTTTTCTCAATTAACATGATCCCGGATGAGCAGTTGGAAAAACTTTCCAAACTGGAACCGCTGAAAGACACCTATGTGAATAGCTATTCGGAACGCGACTGGGATTTTGCTATGGATGGCCTGAAACGATTTGACCAGAAGCATCCAGAGTACAATATCTTCTCTAACGACCAATTCTTGGACGAACTGGAAGCCCTGTATAAATTGGTGCCAGTATCGGAAAAGAACGAACAGGAGCAAGAAAATGAGCCTGCAAAAGAGGAAGAAAAGACGAGTCGTCCAGCAAGAACGGCACCTGCTGCCAAACCTGAGCCAAAGGAAGAGTCCGTATCCGAAAGCAAATACCCGTCTATTGCAAAGATGAAGATGTTTATCCGGGATTATATGGAAGATAAATATCCCGGTGTAGACCTTCCTCGCCTTTCTGAGAAAGAGCTGCAAGAGCGGTATGATTTGGCATATGACGAAAAGGAACTTCCTATTGAGGAACCGGACGCACCTGCTAAAGAGGTTGAAGAACCCGTGGAAGAAACCGTACCCGAAAAGGAAGAAAAGGCAGTTGATAAATCTGCCACTACCGAAATTCCTGACGATCGTATGGAACAATTACGCAAAATTCGTGAAATGCGTGGCAAACGTTTAGGAAAGTAATATCAATAATGCAGGGGGTGAAAATCCCCCTGCTTATTAATTTTTAGTTATGAGAAATCCTTTGTTTGTAATTTCAAACGATAAACATTTAACGAACCAGAATATAGAGATTTTTGAAGACCTGTGTAAGCAAGAGATTAAACTTGCTACCGATTTAGGCGTTAAGGATGTTCTATGGCTGGGTGACATATTTGATAGTCGTATTGCACAAAGAGAAGAGGTGTTGAATGCTGTTGGTAGGTGTATAGAATATTACCATGCAGCAGATTTAACAATACATTGTATACCGGGGAATCACGATAAAACGGTTTATTCCTCCCCTACTTCATTTCTGGATGCGTTTGTACACCATCCTGGATTTGATCTAATGAGCTACCCTATCATTAAAAATATTGCAGGTGTTGAAATTTTATTTATGCCATTTTTTGAAGATGGGGTTTGGATAGATTTATTTGATCAGGCGAACGAGTGTACGAGCAATGAAACTATCCTTTGTTCTCATATAGCCGTTAAGGGGAGTCGGAATAATGACGGGACAACTGTGGACACACCAATTTCTCCCGCTTTGTTATCTGGATTTAAATGTGTATTTTTGGGGCATTACCACAATGCACAGAAGATAGGGAAGAATATTTACCATTTGCCGAGCACCTACCAACGTAATTTCGGCGAGGACGCTGAAAAAGGTTTTACGGTATATTATGATGATGGAACTCATGAATTGGTGAAATCAAAGTTTAAAGAGTACCGGAAAATTAAGGTAGATACAGATAGTTTGACCGATGAAGAAATTTTGGATTTAGCGAGACAAAATAGTGAGGGTGATGGTTTAGTTAGGTTAGAATTGGTTGGAGACCAAAATCGGCTAAAATCAATCAATAAAGGAGCTCTGTCTTCTATGGGGGTGGATGTTAAAATGAAGTTTACAGAAGTAGAGGTACAGGATAACGAGCTGACCGAGGAAGTTAAAGAGTTTACGTCCGATGAAATTCTGAAGAAATTTGAGGTATTCTGTAAGGAGAAAGGGTATAAGTTAAAAACAGGTAAAAAATATTTGGAAGCCGTATGTCAGACACTATAAGAAATTTCCGCAAAAAGATTGAAAAAGATTTTGCGAAGAATACCATTGTTACAGAACACCGTTCGACAGAGTTTTATTCTACTGGAGTCCTTTCTATTGATATGGCTTTGGGTGGTGGATGGGCCAAAGGCCGTATCGTTAGTTTGAGCGGATGGGAAAGCAGCGGTAAAACGACCGTCGCTATTCTTTCTGCTATTGAAGTACAGAAGACCGGACGTCCGGTGGTGTACATAGATCATGAGTGTGCATTTGATCAGGATTACGCAGCAGACCTCGGGTTGGATATGTCTCCGGAAATGTTTATTTTGCTGCAACCCTCTGATGCTGAAGATGGGGTGGAACTGGTACGTGAGGCTATTAAGGTTCCGGAGATAGGTATGATTATCTTGGATTCCGTTGCCAGTATGACTCCACGAGTTATGATGGATGCAGAAGCAGGAGATCAAAAGATGGGGGTTTTGGCGAGGCTGCTGTCTACATGGTTGAAAGTATTGGTAAAACCGTTGGAAGAGAATGGTTGCACCCTATTACTCTTAAACCAGTTTCGAGAAAAGATTGGTGTAATGTATGGGAATCCGGTAACGTTGCCGGGTGGAAATGCAATTAAATTCTTTACGTCCCAGATGGCAGAAATTACTAAAGCTGGGCAAGAAAAGGATGGTGATGATGTGTTGGCACAGAAGACTCGTTTTAAGGTTACGAAGAATAAGGTTGCACCACCATTCAAAAAGGCTGAGTTTTTGATCCGTTTTGGTACGGGGGTTGACAAGGAACAAGACGTGTTGGATGTTATCATCAATTCAAAATTCTTTGAGAAGCGCGGTTCTTGGGTGTACTATAACGATGAAAAGGTCGGGCAAGGTGCAGCCAGCGTTCCAGGATGGCTTGAGCAGCATCCAGATGAGTATAAGAAAATTTTGGACGAACTTTTAGGGCGTAATACAAAATGAGATTAGGAAAAATAGAGCTGAAAGATTTTCTTTCGTTTGAACATTTAGAGTATACTTTCCCGGATTATCCGGTATTGGTACAGGGTGAAAATCGTACCCCTGCACAGATGGAAAGCCAGGAAAGCAATGGAACCGGGAAATCCAGTTTGGGTTCCGGAATTTCGTATGCCGTTATGCAAGAGGCACTCCGTAAGAGTGATTTGCAGGACTGTGATCTTGTCCGGTGGGGTTGTGATAAAGCCATTATTGATCTGAGTATAATTTGCGACGTACGAGAGGAGATTTTGTGGATTCATCGGGTAATACCCAGCAAGGGTTCTACGAGGCTTGAATTGTCTATTGAGAAATCAGGCAAGAAAGAACCTGTTAAATTTGCCACAGTAAAGGACGGCAATAGTTTTATCCTGGAGTGGATGGGTGGCATAAGCAAAGAAGATTTGAAGAGTTATTTTATGATTAACAAAGATAACTATAAATCATTCTTCTCATCCAGTAATACGGATAAGATTAAAATTATTAGCAGGTTTAGTAAGTCCGACAAGATTGATAACGTGTTCCCTCTATTGGAAAATGATATTGACGAATTAAATAAGAGTCTTGACGTTCCACGGAGAGAAATACAGAGACTAAACGGTCAGTTGGACGTGTATAGGGAAAATCTTGAAGAGGAGAAAAATCGTGATTTAAAAGAAGAACGAGATCAAAAGATAAAAGATTTAGAAACGAAGATTGAAGAGGCCGAAAAAGCTAAAGAAGAAGCTGATGCAAATTGCAAAGATTACCGAGAAAAGAAGGCTGCTGCCGATGCAACTATTAAGAAGAATTTAACGGAGATAACCAAAGTAAACAAGGATATACAGATTGAGGAAGAGAATATTGACTTTGACGATATTTATACCCTGATTGATACGTCTGTTGCCCGGTTCGAACAGGATAAAACAGAAAAGGAAAAGGAACAAGCCCAAAAGACCAAAACCAAGAAGGAGTTGAATGAGAAATTCGCTGCTATTGAAGTTTGCCTTATGGGGACGATTACCTGTCCGAAATGTGGTCATGAGTGGGTGCAGGAAAATGATCTTGGGCTAACGTTGCCGGAATTGGTCAAGGAAGGAGAAAATACTGGCAAACAAATAGAAAGTATCCAAGATGAGATTGGAAAGATTGACACCTATATTGCAGGCATTGAATCCCAGATTAAAGAATTCGTAGAAGAGCGAGAAGTTACCGAAAAGGATGAAAAGGCTTTACGAGAGAAGATAAACGTTTTGAAGCTGGCTGTAAGAACTTATGAGAATACGAATACAGATTTAGATACCAACATTAAACGATACGAGCGACACATTGCAACGTTTGAAAAGGAAGCAGCTACTTACGAAGAAAATATTAAAACTTGGAAAGCCACGATTATTGACCTGAAAGGTTCTGTACTGGTAAACGGCAAGATATTGGAAATTGAAGGGAAGATAAAAGAAACAGAAGATTTAATAAAGAAAAAAGAAGAGGAAATTAGTGGGTTAGAAAGTCAGTTATTAGAGTTGAATTCTTGGAAGCTTCATTTTAAGGATTTTAAGATGGAGCTTTCCAAGGAATCTCTAAACGTTATCCAGTTGCATATCAATAAGTTCTTGGAGACCATGCACAGCGATTTGAGGGTAATGGTTGAGGGGTATAAAAAACTCGCAAGCGGTGAAATTCGTGAAGAGATTACTCCGTATGTAGTGCGGGATAGCGTTAAGAAATTTGGAGCGTTTAGTGGTGGTGAACGGGCTCGCATGGAGATATCCATGATTCTGGCGATACAGTATATGATCAATGCGACGAACCCTTACGGTGGATTGCAGTTCCTACACATAGATGAAATCACGGAAGGAATGGACCCTCTGGGTGTTTCTATGATGATGAAATCTTTGGATGGAATGAAATTTTGTATGCTGGTTACAACCCACGTCACCGCCAGAAATTTGTATGATAAAAATCTGGTTATTGTCAAAGAAAATGGTGTAAGCAGGCTGAAGGATGGCGAGTAATTATGTGAAATACTGGTGGGGGATCGACCCCGGTGCAAAAGGCTGTATTTGCTCTCTGGATGAGAAAAATAATGTGGAGTTTTACCCGATTGAAAAAATTAGTGGTAAGGTTATTAATCTGGCAGAGATTGCGAATTGGATATGCGACCGGGTGTTCCCATATGGAGATAAAGAACCGGAGTATATTTTGGAGCATGTTGTTTTGGAAGATGTTCATAGTATATTTGGTTCATCTGCAAAATCAAATTTCCAATTTGGGTGGATAAATGGTGCTTTAGAGGGGATTCTGTCCACGTTTAAAGTGCCGTACACGAAAGTCGCTCCTAAAATGTGGCAAAAAGAACTTTGGACTGGTGTAAAACCTGTTCTCAAAAGGGGTAAGGATGGGAAGTCTATTGTGGATGTAAAGGGGACTTCTTTGATTGCTGCTAAGAGGCTGTATCCTAATGTGGATTTCCGTAGGACTCCAAAGTGTAAAAATGATGACGATAATTTGGTAGACGCTCTAATGATGGCTACCTTTGCAAAACGTAAATATTGATCTAAAATGGTTGAATTTTATTGTTCTAATTTAAACTGCGAAAACAATTTAAAATCTGTTCCTGTTGAGAAATATAGGATGGTTATGAATCGGGAAACGGGTAAGGTTGAGCCGAAAGGCAATTTGATTTGCCCTCTGTGTGGTAGTCCGTTAGTGGCTATTGAGGAAGACCCTGAAGAAATTCAAGTCAGTTTTTCCGCATTCTCCCATAAAAGCAGCCGAGAAAAAGGCGAGATTTTAAAGAAACGTGCTCACAAACATTATGAGCGTTACGGTGGTAGGGACGAAAAAGAATACCGAAAGAACAAGGTCGTTAAAAACTATTTTGGGAATGAATAAAGAATTATTTAAAAAGTGCTGGGAAATTGTTGACATAACAGGTTCCAGCGTCCTGATTGTAAAGAATTGGGATATGTTTTACGTGTATTTTGTTGGCAGCGGGAATTTCATCCCAAAGAGCATGCACAACAATTATAACGAAGTTAATGAGGTGGTAGATATTACGGATATACTACCAACTATTGATAATTTTGGCACATTAACAGATCAGATTGTTCAGGACAAGACTCAGAATCTGCCTGCACTTTCTTTCCGGTTTGGTCATGGTGATTTTATGTGGCTGACCAATAAACGAAATAAAACCTTTGTATAATGAAGACACAACAACAATTAGAAGAGGCGATAGTGCAGTATAATGAGGAGTACCGGGCCGGGAACCCCTCTATTTCTGATGCTGAATATGATGCCTTACTGGAAGAGTTAAAAACCCGGTTCCCAGATAGTGAGCTGGTTAAAAAGGCTATTATTGAGGAAGCTCCTGTGGATAGGATGGAACCTCTGCCGATACCCATGTATTCTCTTGATAAGAAAAAGAATATAGAGGATATAATTAAGTGGGTTGAGGAGTGTGTTAAGTACGGTGAAAAGAGCATTGTGATAATGCCTAAATATGATGGTATATCGCTGTGTGTAGATGAATATTCCGGGCAAGCGTGGACACGTGGTGACGGGGAGATGGGCCAGAATTCAACGGATTATAAAAAATTAATGCGTTGCTCTGCTTTGAATCGTGCTCGGTTCAATCCAAAATATACGTTTGGAGAAGCCATTTTTGGAGTTAAGCGTTGGCGTAAAATCCAGGAGAAGACTGAATATACTACTGCACGGAATGCGGTTGGCGGTCTTTTGAATGCAGGTGCTCCATCGGATTTGTTACGGGACGTCGATTACGTCCGTTACGGTACGACCAGCGATCTTAATAAGTCGGTTCAGTTAGGTTATTTGGCCGAAGCAGAAAATCTCTGTAATGGGGTTAAATTCTCCGTTATGGGGGTGAATAATTTTACAGACACTTCTACAGATTCTATCAAAGCCGTTTTTGAGAAGTTGTTTGAAGATTGGTCTGAAGATTACAAGATTGACGGGCTGGTACTGGAAGTAGATTCTACCGAGGTACGTGCTGCAATGGGTCGGATGCCTAATGGGAACCCACGTTATTCTATTGCCTACAAGAATCCAGAATGGGATGTTAAGGCCGAGACGGTGGTAAAGAAGATTGAGTGGAAAGTTTCCAAAGACGGTAAATTGAAGCCTGTTATTCAGGTGGAGCCCGTGGAAATTAACGGTGTTACGATCTCCAATGTTACCGGGTACAATGCCAAATACATTATCGACCAGCATATCGCAGAGGAATCCGTTATTAAGATCGTACGATCTGGGGACGTTATCCCGAAGCACGTGGAAACGGTTAAGTGGAACAACAATACCCACCGGGAAATGATGGATGATATGATGATTTGTCCATCGTGTGGGAAATCTGTTACGTGGGACCCAAACTTTGTAGAGTTGGTCTGCTATAATCCGGACTGCCAGCAGAAACAAATTTCTTTGATGGTGTATGGGTTTATGACTTTAGGTTTGGAAGAGTTCGGCGAACCTACTCTGAAGAAATTCTGGGAAGCAGGTTACACCACTATGGATGATGTTTTGGCTATGACCGAAGAAGATATGCAGCAAATTCCGGGGGTTGGAAAATCACTTTCTAAGACAATCTTTACACAGTTGGAAAATTTGAAGACAACGGGCGTTCCTTTGGCTAAATTGATGTGTGCCTTGAACGTGTTCGGTGGTGTTATCGGTGAAAAAGGTTGTCAGTCTATTTTGGATGGTCTGGAACCAGAAGATTTGGATGCTCTTTTGGAAGAAGACTTCTATGATTTTGATACAGCCGAATATCGTGAAAAAATTACAACTATCCACGGAGTAGGGTATGAATCTTGTATGGCATTCATTCAGGGCCTTAAAATGTTTAAGGCTATGGGAGATACCGGGATTAAAGTAACGTATATCCAAAGCGAGAAGATTACTCCTGCGGAAAATCAGATGGTTGTGGTTTTCTCTGGTGTACGGGATGCAGAACTGGAAGCTAAATTAATAGCAGCAGGTCATAAGGTTGCAACCGGGGTCAGCAAGAATACGACTCATTTGGTGGTAAAAGACCCGAACGCCACTACTGCAAAGATTACAAAAGCTAAAGAATTGGGGGTTAAAATCTGTACGAAAGAGGAGTTGGAATTCTAATGGCGTTGAGGTACTACTATAAAGAGGGAACGGACTGGATTTATTTTGGATTTAATTATGACCCTGAAATCGTTGAGGCGATTAAGGAGATAAAAGGTGCGAAGTACAATCCAGAGAATAAGGAATGGTATATTAGATTGGATGGGGTAAATAATTACCTTGTTCGAGATATTATAGATCGTTATCAGTTTGAAAATGAGCACATTTACAGGCCGAATAATAATTTGTACCTACCTGAAATAGAGAACCCTCTGGCCTGTTTTGAAGTGGCACAAGCTATTAAGGAATTAGGTCTGTATAGAGAACCTCGTCAATATCAGATAGAAGGGGTTACATACATGATCAATCATGGTAATTGCATTAACGGAGATGATTGTGGTTTGGGTAAAGGTCAGCCTATTGGGAGTAAAGTGATGACTCCGGATGGATGGAAAGAAATACAGAATCTTGAAATAGGAGATTTAGTCATTTCTTCTGATGGGCTGGCATATCCTATAAAAGGTGTTTATCCAAAGGGTGAAATTGATACATATCGTTTTTATTTTTCAGATAAATCAAGTTTTGTTGTAGATATAGATCATCTTCATTTGGTACGGACTAATAATGATCGTCAACGAGGGAAAGGTTTCAGGGTTCTTTCTACAAAACAACTTTTAGAGTGTGGTAATTTAAGATACGGAAAAGAATTTAAGAGCAGAAATTATGATTTACCAGTTGTAAAACCAGTAGAATTTTCTAAAAAGGATTTAAGGGTTCATCCTTATGTTATGGGGTGTATTCTTGGAGATGGAAGTCTTAGGAAAAAGTTAAGATTCTTTTCTATTGATAAAGAAATTATTGATAGAGTAAAAGAACTTTTACCTATCGACGTTAGTTTGAAAGAAGATTCTTATGGGAATTATTCTTTTAAAACTGGTTGGAATATTACCAATTATCAAGAAAAACATTGGTTTAAGCAGTATTTTGTTGATTTAGGTATTTATAATCATAAGTCAACAGAAAAATTTATCCCTGAAATTTATCTATATTCTTCTATAGAAGATAGGGTTGAATTATTGAGGGGATTAATGGATACAGATGGTGAAATCCAAAAATGTGGGTGTTCTTGTTTTTCTACTTCCAGCGATCGTTTGAAAGATGATATTGTTTTTCTTATACGTTCTTTAGGTGGTAGGCCGACAGTAAGGTACGGTGAAACGAGTTATAAGAAAGATGGTGTTGAAATTGAATGTCATGGTGGGTGGACGATTACATTTTCTTTAAAAACTTTTAATCCATTTTATTTAACACGGAAATCAAAATTTTGGAATAATAATCCGAGAGATAATGGTTTATGGATTGACAGGATTGAATTTGAAAAGAAACAGAAAACTGTTTGTATATCAGTTGAAAGCCCAGATAATAGTTATGTGACAGAAAATTTAATTGTTACCCATAATACAGGGCAAATGATTATTACTCTGGAATTACTTGGTGCGTTTCCTGCGATCATTGTAACCCCTGCATCTGTTAAGTATGGATGGCGTGTTGAGTGGTCTAAATGGTGCCAGCGGGAAATAGAGATTATTGACTCTACGAACAAAGACATTAATATGAACGCCGATGTGTATGTAATTAATTATGATATACTTGGAGAGAAATATACGAATAATAAGGTTCGGTTAAGGTTCCCTGAGCTTCTGGATAGACATTGGAGTGCAGCGGTTTTTGATGAAATACACTTTTTAAAGAGTGCGAATAGTGTCAGAACCCGTGCTGCATATAAATTGGTAAAAAATTCTGATGATATATTTGGTTTATCGGGAACGTTGGCTATGAATCGTCCGGTTGAGGTGAAACAACCTTTAATCGTTATAAAGAGATTTAACGATATTTTTCCGGATGTTCGTAAGTTTGAGCTCAGGTATTGTAATGCAAAAGCGACGGAATATGGGTGGGATGTAAAATCATCTAACAATCTTATTGAGTTAAACAGTATTCTTCGTCATTTTTGCTACATAAGGCGTGAAAAACGGGATGTTCTTAAAGAGTTGCCACCAGTAGCAGATTCCTATATTTATTGCGATATATCCAACAAAAGGGAATACAGAAAAGCAGAAAACGATCTTATTGACTATCTCAGCGAGATAGATATAGAGAGGGCACAAAAGGCACAGAATGCGAAGCATCTTGTTATGTTGAGCACCCTGCGTAAACTCTCTATAAAGGGTAAGATAAAGGCGATAGAGGTGTTCTTAAAGGAGTGGATGGAAAGTAATGAGGGGAAGAAGATACTGGTGTTCGGGCACCACCGGGAGCCATTGCAGGATTTGAGTAAACGTTTTGATTCTCTACTGTTGCAAGGCGGTACGAATGCCAAAAAGAAGCAGCAGATTAAGGAGAAGTTCATGGAGAGCAAAGTGCCTGTCCTGTTTGCGAACCTGGAATCGGCAGGTACAGGGATGGATGGCTTGCAAGAAGTTTGCAGCAATATTGTATTTATAGAGTTTCCAGACCGATCTACAGATTTGGATCAGGCGATAAGTCGTTTGGAACGTATGGGCCAGCAAGAGAGCATGAACGTTTATTACACCATTTGTAAAGACACGATAGACATGCACCTATTGGATTTCATTAACTCCAAGAGGAAAGTAACTGAGGCGGTTAATAAAGGGAAAGAACTGGAAGACAGCGAGGCAGTACGATTCTTACTGGATCAGTACAAGCGGAAGAAATAACCGTTCGCACTTGGTAATTCCAATAATTCTTTACACCTTTGTATAGAAATGTAAATGAGGAAAATTAAGATATGGACTGACGGTTCGGCAAGAACCCAGTCTCCTCGTCACGGGGGTTGTGGTGCATACATTTTAGAGGACACAGAAGAGAGCTATATTAGTCGGGGGTTTTCCCCCACGACTACCAGTAGAATGGAGATTATGGCTCTCCTTTTGGCTCTAAAAGCAGTACGAGGAGACACCGCCTGTGACGTACAGGTTTATTCAGATTCTCAATATGTGGTAAATGCAATTAAAGAGGGTTGGATTTATCGCTGGCAGCGAAGAATGTGGATGGGGGTCAAGAATAGTGATTTGTGGAAAGAATTGATACAGGTCATAAGCGAACGACCCTACATGCGATTGACGATAGACTGGGTGAAAGGGCACCATAAAAGTCTGGAAAATGATATTGTCTTTGGGAATCACATTGCAGATTCTTTGAGCTCTTACAAAAATTTTGAAGAATACAAAAGAGATTTAGGATATGAAGTTGGACAAATACAAACAAGCGATCGCGGATGAGTACATTAAGACAAGGAATAATATCTTTGTATCCGCTACTGCTGGTTCTGGAAAGACAACTCTGTTAGTGCATTTGATGGGCCTTACACCACCAAATAAAAAGCCTTTATTCACTGCATTCAATAAAAGCATAGCGGAAGAATTGAAGAACCGGGTGCCGAGTACGGTTAAGGTTGGTACAATACATTCGCTCGCAATGGGTGTGATAAGGGCGAAATATAACTGTAATTTTGAGGTAAAAGAGTTAAAGGAGTTTATTGTGGCAAAGGAATGTCTACGATTGAGCCATATGCCACCTAAAAACCGGAACGCCTATATTTTTGAGGTTTGTAAGGTTTACAACCTTTGTCTCTTAAATCTTGTGGAAGATACAGAGAGATTTAAGGAGATTTGTGACCAATATGGGTATTTATATAGTGAACGGTTGGAAAAGGACGTATTCACGTTGAAGAAGGAGAATACGAGACGTTTCAAAGAAATGAAGCCGTTCCAAAAGGTTCTTATCTCTTTTACTGATATGTTGTGGGTTGCGAATACCTTTGTAGAACAGAAGTATTGGAATAAATACGACGTCCTGTTTATGGACGAAATTCAGGATTTCAACCCTCTACACAAAGAGATAGCATTTAAATTCTTAAAAAAGGGAGGGCGTTTTGTAGCAGTCGGAGATGATAAACAGACGATATATTCTTTTCAGGGCTCGAATCTCAATTCTTTTAACGCAATTAAGTCTATTCCAAATACGGTTTCACTACCTCTTTCGGTGACATATAGGTGTGCCGAAAATATTGTGAATGAGGCTTTAACTGTGTTTGAAGATGGTATAGAAGCAGCAGCAGGAGCAGCGAAAGGAATAGTTTATTATGGAGATTATATGGATGCAAAGCCGGGGGATTTTATACTGTGTAGGAATAATTTTCCTTTGTTTACTGCATTTACACATCTGTTGCAGGCTAATAAAAAAGCACATATAATTGGAAAAGACTTTGAAGAGGGCTTGTGTAAGTTGGTTGAACAAATTAACTACATAAGTGATTTAGACGAAATTCGTGATGAAAAATTAGAAAAACTTCGTGAGCGTGGGGTAACTCGGCCAGAATTTCACCCAGCATATGTTCAGTACATGGAATTATACAATATTGTTAAATTCTTGTATGGAATATTTGGATCGCTGGATAAAGTTTTACGGACTATCCGTAACGCATTTAACAGTAACAACGGGGGTATAAAACTCTCCACTATTCATAAGGCAAAAGGATTGGAAGCGGACAGGGTGTTCTTTTTGGACCCAGAACTTATCCCTTCCCCGTATGCGTTGACCGAACTGGAGCAGTATAATGAACGTTGTTTGGAATTTGTAGCGATTACCCGTGCGAAGAAAGAATTAGTGTATTGCCATTCATTTTAAAATTAATTAGATGAGAAAAGAAACTTTATACGCTGTTATCCAGCGTGGTAAGATTGTCGGTGGAAAACAAGAAATCCATCAGACTTTGATTAATGCCAGTAAGATTCCGTCTCTGGTGAACCATTTGCCCTCTTACAAAGTATTGAAAGAACATATCCAAAATGAGAAAGTTCGGATCACTACTGCTGAGGCGAATGATGAAATTGCTGGCCGTAAAAAGGGGGTACACATGCCTCAACCCTATGCAGTCTACATAGACCCGGCTGAGTTTGAAGGGATTATTACTACCATGAGGAAAAAGCAACCAGATCATCCGAAAGATCATATTGCGTTGGTTGTTAGTGGAACTTCTATGGTTCCTGTTTGTTTAATTTTACCTAAGAAATAAATGGAAGTTGTAGATAAACGGAAGGATATATCGGAATATATTTTTGTTAGCAAGTACGCCCGTACAATTAACGGCCGGAAAGAGACATGGGATGAGGCGGTGGATCGTGTTATGGCTACACACCTAAAGGTCTTAAGCAGTACCAGGAAGCTCCCCAAAGAGTTTAAACCTTTGTTCCAAGAGGCTTATGCAGCCTATAAGGATAAAGAGATATTGGGAGCGCAACGGGCTCTTCAGTATGGTGGTGAGCAACTAATGCACCATAATACACGGATGTATAATTGTGCATCGTCTTATTTGAATCGGGTGGATTTCTTTAAAGAAGCGATGTACTTGCTTCTTTCTGGTGCTGGCATTGGTTATTCTGTACAGAAACACCATATTAACCAGTTGCCAAAAATTCAGGGGGTGGACAGTACCCACACAGAAGTATTTACCCCGGAAGACTGTATAGAGGGATGGGCCGAGGCTGCACATAAGTTGATCAGTTCCTATTATTATGGAACGGCTCAGATTAAATTTGACCTCAGTAAGATACGGCCCAAAGGAGCGTTCATAAGTGGGGGATTTAAGGCTCCCGGCCCCGAACCCTTGCACATTGCAATGGAAAAGATTCGTAAGGTGCTGGATGCTGTTAAGGTAAAGAGACGACTGACTTCTTTTGAGCTCCATTATATTATGTGCATTCTGGCAGATAGTGTGATTTGTGGGGGTATACGTCGTTCGGCAATGATTTGTCTGTTTGATGCAGACGATAAAGAAATGTTGGAGTGTAAATTGGGAGATTGGTTTGAAACTCATCCTGAGCTATGCCGAAGTAATAATTCTGTCGTTATTCTGCCGAATACACCTAAAGAGCAATATGATTATGCTGTACAATGTGCTCAGCAGTTTGGAGAACCGGGAATTGCATTCTTAAAGGATAAGAATTTTTCTTACAATCCTTGTTTTGAGGTTGGCATGTTCCCACAATTTGAAAATGAGGATGGAACCATAGAATATGGATGGAGTTTTTGTAACCTTGTTAGTGTTAATGGGAGTCGCATCAATACTGTGGAGGATTTTTATCGGCTCGTCCGTGCTGCTGCTATTCTTGGAACTATCCAGGCATGTTATACGAACTTTGACAAGGTTCTTTCACCTGCTACACAAAAAATCGTAGAGCGTGATGCTTTGATTGGGGTTGGATTGAGCGGTATGTGTTCTAATCCAGACATTATCTTCAATCCAGAGTACCAACGGGAAGCAGCTAAAATAGTTGTAGAGACGAATAAACAGGTTGCAGCCCTTTTAGGAATTAATCCAGCAGCCAGAACCACCTGTGTAAAGCCGGATGGGAATAGTTCTCAATTGTTGGGTGGAAGCAGTGGAATCGGTGCATATCATTTCCGTCGATACATTCGGAATATTCAGGCAGCAGATACCGAGCAGGCGGTTAATGAGATTTTAAAGGTAAATCCAGAAATGGTAGAACGTTCGGTCTACAATAGGGATCGGGAGTATGTTATTTCATATCCGGTTACTATTGAGGATAAAAGCCTTGTTCGCGCTGACCTTACCACCAGAGAGATGTTGGATTTGGTTAAGTTGACCCAGCAGAATTGGATTGAGTACGGTACAAACTTTGATCATCCTTCGCACAAAAGGAACCCGAATTTGCGGATGAATGTTAGCAATACGATAACTGTCCGTGAGGGGGAATGGGAGATGGTTAAGGAGTATTTATGGGAGAACCGGAAATATTTCTGTGGTGTTAGTTTCCTACCAGAGTCAGGAGATTTGGATTATCCACAGGCACCGTACACCAGTTTCTTAAATGAGGAAGAATTGGTTGCAACCTATGGTCCCGGAGCTATATTGAGTAGTGGGTTGATCGTGGATGGCCTTAATATCTTCAATGACATTTGGCAGGCTTGTTCTGCTGCTATTGGTAATGCGGATAACCTGTTAGAGTTCCGTGATCAAGATGTTGCTAATTTTATCCAGAACAATATTAAGGACGGACGGTTCTTGGTTATGGTGGATGGAGTAGGCATTAGCGACGTGAATGCGATTATGCAGCATCTAAAAGGAAAGGTTGATTTGCGTGTTGACTGGGTACGCAGGTTCCATAAATTTGCTGATAATTATTTTGGTGGAGATAAGGAAAAGACGGCCCGTTGTTTGAAGCATGTAAATACTTTCCATAAGTGGCATAAAATTAGCAAAATGAAGCCTATTGATTGGAATTCGGTAGAGTGGAAGGATGCTTTTCAAGAAGCCGGGGAACAGATTGGCACGGCTTGTGCTGGAGGTAATTGTGAAATCGGATAAAATTTTGACTATATTGTAGCTATTAATTTTAGTTATGGTATGGAAAGAAAAATTTTTACAGGAGAAATTTATTTGATTACTAATTCTATAAATAATAAGATTTATGTTGGTCAAACAAAAATTGGTTACTTAAAAAGGTTTAAGGGTCATATAAGTTCTTCAAAGAAAGGAGTTCAAACCCATCTTTATAGAGCATTTGAAAAGTATGGAGTTGATAATTTTTCGATAAAACCAATCCACTTCTTATCTTCTACAGATTTTAAAATATTAGATAAGAAGTTGGATTTTTGGGAAAAGTATTATATAAAATTTTTTGATTCCAGAAATAATGGATATAATCTTTTGTTAGGTGGTAAGGGTGCGTCTGGCTGCAAGTGGTCGGAAGAATCCAAACGAAAACGAACAGAATTATTGAAGAAAATGTTTGAAAATGATGAGTATAAAAAGAAAGCAACAAAAGGGATTATTTCTTTAAATAAAAGTGAAGAAGGCCGGGCCAAAATGAGTAAATTTCAGAAGGAAAGGTTTAAAAAGAAAGAAGAACGGTTAAGAACTTCTATTGTTACTAAAATTGCAATGTCAAATCTTTCTCCTGAAAAATTAGAAAAAGTTAAGGCTCATCAATTTAAACTCGGTGCTACTCCATATAATAAAGGGAAGAGTTTAAGTGAAGAACAAAAGAAAAAGATTAGTGAGTCTTGTAAAGGGCGTAAAGCGTGGAATAAAGGCTTAAAAACTTTAAAATAAGAGAAAAATGAAAGTAGTAAAAATTGGAAGTAAAGTGTATGTAGATGGAATTTTACAACACGAGACAGTTGATTTACGTGCGAATTCTTGGATGAAATCTGTTGTCGAGGGGAAGCAATATATTTTCCATGTTGATACGATGATATTTGCCGAAACTGATTCTTTTGAGATGGTAGTTGATGATAGTAATATTCCAGCCGAAGAAATGCGTAAGGGGAAATATGTGCATGGAAATTCACCTTTGGCACAGAATATGCACAATGCAACTCAAAAAGAAATTGAGGATTTCTTGAGAGAAAAAGAAGCTGAAACAGAATTTTCTTTGGAGCTCAATTGCAACTTTTCAAATGGAAATAGTTCTTTTGGTTTCCAAGCGATGGGGAATTTGAGCCGAGTGAAAATACAGCAGTTCCAAGATGACCTCAAAGAATTGTGTAACAAGTATAAAAAAGAAGAGTAAAGATGGAAACATTGAACAAATTTGTGATCTGCAAAAAGCAGGAAAAGGAAGTTAGTACGACAGCCGGGGGAATCACCATACCCGAAAAAGCGAGTGATTTTGTATCTGCCGAGATTGTACGTGTCGGAAAGGATATTGACAACCCTGTTTCTATTGTGGTTGGCATGAAAGCAGTCATTCCGGCAAATAGTAAGATTTACCGTACCGAGGGTCAGGAATATTTCGTGGTTAAAGAAGAAGATATTGTTGAAGTAAAATAAGAAAAAATGTCAGTAAAAATTGAATACAAAGAAGAAGCGCGTAAGAAACTTAAAAAAGGGGTAGACGCTATCGGTGATGCCGTTGGTGTTACCCTCGGAGCAAAGGGAAGGAATGTAATTATTGAGCAGGGGGAATATATGTACCCCCACGTAACGAAAGACGGTGTAACGGTTGCTCGGTCTATTATCCTGGAAGACCCTGTTGAAAATATGGGGGCTATGCTGATAAAAGAGGCAGCAGCTAAAACGGCCGAGAATGCCGGGGATGGTACGACGACCTCTACTGTGATTGCTCAGGAACTTATTTCCAAAGGCGTGAAACTTGTTGCAGCCGGGATTAATCCTATGCTCCTGAAGAAAGGTATGGAGAAAGCCACTCGCGATATCGTTAAGGAGATACAGAAGATTGCAGAGGACGTGGACAATGATATGAACGTTGTAGAACGGATTGCGGTTATTTCTGCCAACAATGACGAGGAAATCGGTAAAATGATTGCCAGCGCGATGAAGACCGTTAAGAAGGATGGTATTGTAACCGTTGAGGAATCAAAGGGTTTTGACACCTATGTAGATGTCGTAGACGGTATGCAGTTCAATCGTGGGTACCTTTCCAACTATTTCGTAAACAATACGGATAGGATGGAAGTTATTATGGAAGACGCCCGGTTGTTGATCACGGACAATAGCATTAATTCCATTCAGGATATTCTTCCTATTCTGGAGCATGTGGCACAGAATGGTCAGAATCTGGTGATTATGGCTTCTGGGTTTGACCAAGATGTTCTTAATGCGTTGATCGTAAATAAGATGAAAGGTTCTTTAAAGGTTGTAGCAGTTAAGGCTCCGGAGTATGGTGAGAAGCAGAAGGATACTCTTGGGGATATTGCTGTGATGACTGGCGGGGAATACTTTGCTCACGACGTAAATCCAGAAATGCGGTACTTTACACCCGCTATGCTGGGTTCTGCGGAGAAAGTGGTGATTACCAAAGACCGCACTACCATTATCCGTGGAAAGGGAGAAAAAGAGGCAATAGACGCCCGTGTGGAACAGATTCGTGGACAACTGGCAAACGCTGAGTCAGAATACGATCAGGATAAATATAACGAACGTCTCGCAAAGATTACCGGGGGAATCGCTGTCCTGTACGTGGGTGCAGCTACTGAGGTAGAAATGAAGGAGAAAAAAGACCGGGTTGAGGATGCCCTTGCTGCTACTCGTGCAGCCTTGGAAGAGGGTATTGTTCCCGGTGGTGGTGTTGTTTATATTAAGGCTGTAAATGAACTGGAATCCCTTGGAACGGATGAAATTTCTATCGGGTATAAGATGGTTATGGAAGCCGTCCAGAAGCCTGCGTATTTGATCGCAGAGAATGCCGGGGAAAACGGTGGTAGGATTGTAGAGCGTATCAAAGAACTGAACGGATATCAGGGTTACAATGCTCTGGAAAATTGCTGGGGAGATATGAAAGAAATGGGTATTATTGACCCTGCTAAAGTTTCCCGAGTAGCTTTGGAGTATGCGGTAAGTGCTGCCAGCATGTTCTTGACGACAGAGTGTGCTATCTCTACAATTAAGAACCCAGAAGCAAAAGCACAGCAGAACCAATTCGGCGGATTCTAACTCTTTACACATAACTACTAATATCCTATCCGGGGTATCTATTACCGATTTATTTTGTAAATTAGTAAAGATGGGTCCTCCGGATAGGACTTTTTATGTTAATAAAAATTAGATAGTTATGGCTCAGATTAAATGGGGGGCGAGCATGTCCCAAGAAGATCGGAACAAGATTTCTAAATATACTCTTGGAGTATTAAATAAGGCTTTGGATGCCAGCAAGAATCCAAATGGTGTGATAACTTCTGGACACCGTCCAGCAGAGAGACAGGCGCGTGTTATGTACGACAATCTTTCCAACGGTATACGTATCAGTTATCTGGAACCCGGACAGATTGTAACTCGTTTATATGACGATTGTGTAAAGAAGAAGTTCGGTAAAACAGAAACGATCGCTATAATGGCGAAGAAGATTGAAGAACTGGCTCGTCAAAATAAACTGGTATCAAAACATACCGTAACCGAGGAGCAGTACAAGAAAGTGAATGTCGTAGACATATCAAAACAGACTGCCAATCTGCCAAATCCACGGGATTTTGTAAAAGAACTCTTAAAGGAGCCGAATGTGGTTAAGGTGTTGACCCCGTTTACGAGCGATTACGGAAACAATAGAGCTGTCTATTCCAAGGCAGAGAACGCAATACACATTGAGATAAAACAACCATGAAAAACGTTTTAATTTTATTGGTAGTCTGTGCGATTTTATGTGGAATTACCTATACGATAGGTCGTAAGGATGGGATAAAATCGGTGACAATAACAGAGCACGAAGAAAGTAGTTCTAAAACTATTCGCGACACAGTTTGGGTTCCAGCACCCACCCCAGACCCAGAGGTGAAAGTGATTACAAAATATATACGAGATACTGTGTATGTAACGGACAGTCTGGGTAATAAAGAACCGATAGAAGTGGATTTACCTGTGGAAACAAAACAGTACACGGATGACAGCACCTACCGAGCTCAGGTAACTGGATATAAAGCGTCTTTAGACTGGGTGCAGGTATACCAAAATACCGTCTATAATGAACATACGGTATTTAAAACACAGGAAATAAAGACAAAGCCTAAATGGGGGCTCGGTGTTCATGTGGGGGCCGGGTACGGAATAGGGGATAATCGTATAAGGCCAGTTGTGAGTATTGGATTGCAGTATAATTTCTTAACATTCTAAATAATTACCCGTCAATGACTTAAAGAATTGACGGGTTTTTTATGGAAAATTTTTGAAGAAATGTTTGGTGGTCTTAATTTTATTTTACACTTTTGTAGTGGAAAGGTAACTAATTAAAATCTAAGGTCATGAAAAATCAAATTTCGAAAATTGAAGAAATCGTTTCAGTTTTAACTCCTGACGAGCAGCAACTTCTCAAAGATACCATTAATGAAGGGTTCTGGGGAGATGGTGATATGGAGTTTCTCGATGAAAACGGAAATGAAGAAACCGTTGGGATGTATGGTTATTGCACCAACGATGCTAAAAATGCCGGTCATTTTAGTGGACGGGTTGTAGCAACGATGTTCCGTTCCATTTACAAGAAACTTTGTGCAGCCAGAAGTAACAATGTTGGACGATATCTTTCTCACTGTAATGACTGGTGGGGAAATGGTTCTGGGGATATGCTTTTCATTCGGTCGGAACATGCCGAACTTTTTGAAGAGTGGGCTAAAAATTAGTAAAATAACCTAAAACTATACAGCCATGAGAAATCAGAAAGAACAAGTCAGCAGCAGATTTGGTAAGAGTAACGTTCGTAAAGGTGCGGGAGTTTTTGACCCGCACCAGCCCGAAATCTTTATGGGGATTGAAGGGATCATGAAGAACATTAAAAAGATACAGAGTAAACGTGTGCAGCCGGAAGATTACTTCTTGCCTGCATACATGCGTTCATAACTAAAACTTACAAAAGAAATGTTACAAGAAATTGAGGTAAGAAACGGAGATACGGTGGGAATGTCCAATGGTGACACCGGAGAAGTGGTTGGATTCTGTACTGATCATTATGCAGTTAAAATCCAGAAGGGAGAGGATGTGGTTGAGGCCAGCCCGAAGGATATTAACTCCATTAATGGAGTAGAAGTTCCAGAGGGGCCGGATGTGGTTATTTCATATTTTGGAAATGGGGATCAACACTAAATATCTGAGTCTTGCTATGGGGATGGCTCTCTTGGCAAATGGTAGACAGAATAATATGTTTGACCTCAGTGGGCGTGTTCCAAATGGGAATACCTGTACTGGCCGGGAGCATGCGTGTCCACAACAAAGACGTAAGAGTAGGAAGAAGAAAGAGTATGGAGCTCCTAATCTTACGAAGAAGCAGCGTAAACAATTAAAATCTAAATAAATGGAAGATACAGTAAAAGCACTCCAGTCCCTATTGGAGAAACGTGGATACAAAAAAGTAGTTGAAAATGGAGATACCGTCTACCGAAAGGGTGTAGGGAATATTACCCTACAAACCACGTTCCCGAAGAATGATCAAGAAATATGGATGCGAGTCTTGACCGAGGATGATTTGTTTGGAAATCGTAAACGAACGAAAGTATGTTACATTGAAGACTTTGACGTTGAGGATTGGAAACTGGTTATTGTGTATGATAGTAACCTGAACAAACTTTATAAAGATTTGTGTCTGGAGTTGCAGCAGTTGTATATAAAAGAGTTTGAAGCTTTGGTATAAGTTTTGATTATAGGAAAATTAAAAGTATAAGAAAAACTTATGGAAAGTTTGCCGAGAGGAGTTTGGAAAGGACCATCAGGGAACTATTATTTGGAAAGGTGCCCTAAGTGTGATATGGAGAATTATGCTCTTAACGTTGCATCTGGAATTTGTACATGGTGTGGATTTGATGCTAATAAGGAGTATAAGAATAGCAATCCACCATTAACTCCACAATGTCCTTTATTTGAAGTGTGTAAAGAACAGGATAAAAGATCTGTGGAGGGAGGATTACGGTGTGTTATGTGGAATGGTGAACAATGTATGGTTGGAATTTAATGATATGATTATAGGATTTATTTTGATCGCATTACTTTGGATATTAGGTATAATATATGCTTGTTTGGTAATAAATGGAGATTTGTAAAATGAAAAAGGGAACTGAAAATAAACCGATTTTAAATGGTGAATTTCATTGGGCGGAGCAATTTTTATTTGCGATTATGTGTGTCCCAAAAGGAACAATTCGTGAAAAAGTTTTGGAGGAATCAAGGAAACATATTAGCGGGACGGTGAATGGTTGGATTCTTATGAGTGATGAAGATGTTGAGAAGGAAGGATTAACTCAACCAGCACAATGTCCAGATTTTGATTCCTGTCAAAATAAAAGTAAAGATCATCGGAAAAATGGTTTAAGATGTGTTGGATGGAATGGAGAGGAGTGTATGATTGATTATTTGTAACATTTAAATTTTGATATAGTATGGAGACACGGGAAGAACTTGAACGGAAGTTAGCAGAAATAAAAGAGAAAGAGGCTAAAGAATTATACGATAGTTTTTGGCCGTATTTCAGTTCCTTAAAAGGGAAGTGCTTTAAGCAGAAGAATAGTTACGGCGGGGATTCTAAAAGTTGGAACCTATATTCTAAGGTGGTGGATATTACCTATGATGATATGTACCTACCAAATAGAGATAAGATTGTTCTTTCTACGTGCCGGGTCCTTCAGTTCCAGAAGACAAGTTGTGGAGAAATTATAATTAGACCAGTTTATGAAACTTATACTCATTGTTTAGGGGGGGAAATTAAAGAAACTGAGTTTAACCGTGCATTTAAGAAGGTTTGCGACGAGATTAATTGGTTAGCGTGAGTATGTGTACTGACGAGGATATTGGATGGTGGTGTGACCGTTTAAGTGGAGAACATGCTGGCAGCGGATTCAGGGTAGAAACTAAATCTGGGATGGGAAGGACGTACCATAAGGATGAACCGATCTTTGGGAAGGTACCTGTCTATTTGGATGATGGACGGAAAGTGTTGGTAGACCCGGAAAACATAGTAATAAAGGGATATATTGATTAACAACAACGATTATGACAAAACAAGATGAAAAATTGATGCGGGAGCCTGCACAGGTATTCCCCACAAAACCGGGTATTTTAAACCAAGACAGAACCATTATTAAGATTACCGGGAATCTTACCCCAGAACAAATTGACCAATTTCGTCAAGAGTGGGAAAAGCAGGTGCAAGGTGCAGCACCGATATTCTTGGTAGTACCAGATGACAAAACTTCTATTGAGGTTATGCCTTTGGACGGGTACACCAAACAGGAGATGATTGATTTTGCATTAGCATGGGGAGAATTTGTGTGGAGCAACGGTTTTATGGGAGAATTATATCCTGATGTGGTGGCAAAGTTCAATAAATTCTGTGAGGAACAGTTTGCCAGCAGTTTTAAACTACCACGAGAAATTGAGGTTAAATTCTATCGCAAAAATGGTGAAGATCAGTTCTGATCCGTGGCAGGACATGGATAAACGTCTTGTGGAGTTTTTACGGGATAGAGGGTTGAATGTTGTAGAGGCTCACTTTACAAAGTCTAATGGAGAAATAAGAGAGGATAAGCGACTCTCTGCTACGACTGGATACTTTATATATCAAGATGGGAATAATCTATTAAAGATAGAGTTTGTGATCAATTTGGAAGAATTTAACGACATTAAGATATGCACAAGAGAAGGGTGATTGTTGAGATAGAGCCAGGAATTGAACCTATTTCTGGACTGGCACATGCTGGGAATGTTATAGCAACTACAAATCCAATGCCGGATGGAAGTAATGAAATTCAGGTACGGGCGTTTGATGACGGTTTGTATGTGCATAGGTGGAATCAGGCTGGATTTGACCTTCTATATGTTGGAACGCATGCCGATATAACTACTCCAAAATCAGTCGATAAGACTGTTTCATAAGGAAAACTTATAGAGTATAATCAAACTATAAAGGAAACTTATATGGAATGTTCTTCTGGGAAATTGTCTTTTGAAACATTTGAGCAGGCTCAAAAGGTAGTAAACAGCGCAAATAAACCACGGACGCACCATTACCAGCATGGAAAGAGAGTGAATAGAGGACAGAACAAGCGTCCGAAACGTGTTTACAAATGTACAGAATGTGGAATGTACCACCTAACGTCACAAAAGAAATAAAGATATGGATTTGATTCGTGAAATTGGTCAGGAACCTGTGTTTATTAATCAAGAGGGGTTTAGTTGGTATCTTGCTAAGAATGAAACGCGCTATGCACAAACTACACAATTACGAGTAGGCGGGGAAGACCTGCCAGCCCTGAAAGATATTATTGTGTTTGCTGTCTATACGACCAAAGATGATATTTTTCAGAGTTTTGTGGTTATGAACCAATATAACCAGATTATCCGGGGAGAAGGGTTGTGTTTGAATAATATTGGAGAATATTTGGATTCGTTAAAACTGGTAAGGCAGCATGAATGATCAGGAACGATTACTTGCACATATGATGAACGGTCGTACCGAATTTGTTATGTGTGCTGCAATATGGTATGATGACGGAGAGAAGCATGAGTTCCAGCCATACAATATTGAGAGCGGATATGTGGTTTGTGGATGGCGACACCCGAATTGTTTCAGCACCTACCAAGCAATAAAGCAGGAAAAGGGGAAGATAACTTTTAAGGAGTTGAATAAGATGCACGGGGTGCAGGGTTTTCTAACTACAAAGAACAGGTTCTTAAATAGAGCAGAGGCTTTGGAATTGGTGCAGCATACCGGGCAATTGAATAAACCATTGATCGGTGGAGTATTAACGAGTGAGGATTTGTGGTAAGATGAAGGAAAGTGAGTACAAGAAATTAAGTATCCAGGAACGAGACCATTACATGCGATGTGAAACCTGTGGGGAATGGTTTGATATGCGAAATCTGGAAGAGGTGATTGAGCACGAGCATGGGTCACAGATGGGTGAAGAACTGGCAGCTATTGCTCTTGAGAGGAATATTGTACGGGGAGAACCCATAGGAAGAAAGGGGAAGATATAATGAAAGAAGAAACTGGGATAGACCTATCTAAATTGGAAGCCGTATTGGATGCAGCCCTCGCAAATGAAACCGAGGAAAGTCTTACAGAGTTTTTGAATGAAATGCGGAGGAAGGATGGAAAAGACTGAAATAACTTGGAATAAAGTTTCTTATTCTGTTAGAGATGTAATGTGTCCTGTGTGTGGTGGAAAAGGAACAGTAGAGACTCCATTTTACTCAATAGGGTATAACGTACAGTCAACCGGAACAATTCCTGTTACTTGCTATTACTGCAATGGATCAGGGAGAGTAAAGGAGTATTATCGTAAGGAACCGATGACAGGTGATAAACCATAAGAAATAATGGGATATGAAAAAGTTTGAATACACTGAATTAGTTTATGGTGCATATGGGGTAAAGTGCCCTCAGGATAAAGCGGATTATAAACCAACTTCTACAATTATTACAGGATACCTGTTGAATGAAATGGGAAAAGAAGGCTGGGAGATGTGTGGGTGTGATTGTGATGATACATGGAATAGATATTATTTCAAAAGGGAAATTGAGGAGTAAGATAGGTAAAAGTTATAGTCATGGGGAAAAGGTTGTAGGGAAGGATATGCAGTAAAGAGACGGTTGAGGATATTGTTGGTATAGGTGAGGGGGAGATACGGTTGTGAGGATGAGGGTGTGGTTGGAAAAGTCATAAGGAAAGTTTATAAGACCCTTGGAGAACTATAAGGAAAACCTATAATCAATAGAGAGCATTTTATGTATCTTTAAAGGAAATTTAGAAGAATAATAGGATGGCAAAAAAGGAACGAGAGGTTGCACCGATAGAAGAGTGCCGACCGAAATATACTGAGGCAGAGGTACTTAGGATCAAAAATGAGATACTTAGAGACGCTCCGGACTACATTGCAGCAGCTACTCCAGAGGTGCGTGATGAATGGCTGAATTATAAGTGGCACAGACATTTAGCAGACTGTAACCCGTACCGCTATATGAAGTTTATTGGTAGGGGTGGGGAGGAAATGGTGGCTGACCTTAAATTGGTTAGCATTAAGACCTGGATAATGAAACGGGGTGGGAGTGCAAAGGACGCAAACCGAGCCCAGGAGCTACGTTATAAGTATGTTATGATGCCTTATCAGATACTTGGTCCGATGAAGAACAAGGTCAATAAGGCGTTAGGGATACACAGGGGAGCTCAAAGCCCTCTATTGAACAAGGTGGATGTCGTACTGGAATGGTTTGGCAGGCACCATACAATAGAGGACGTCAGGAAGATGTTTGAGGCTCAGTTTAATTATGAGCCGGGATGGGAAGAACTGCGTTCTATCTACCTCAAATACAAGGATGTAATTGACACCCGAAAAGCGGAGTATATTCTCCGTAATAAGGACTTCAAGGTAGCTACCGAAACCGGAAGATTAGAAGTCCTAAATACTCTCCTAACGGACTACCATCTTAAATATCACAAATTCCATCAGGACGGGTCTGCCAATATGATAATGAAGATATTGGAGCAGGCGCGTAAAGAGGTTAAGGGAGAGCAGTTGCGTCTCACGGTTGAGGGCACAATTGATATAAAGGCTTCTCTACATGGCATGGAGAATGTGATGCACACTATGCGAGGCCTGAGTATAAATGCTCTTGTGATAGGCTTAACGGCTGCAAAGGCAGGTCTGGACCCGTCTGTACTGATCGGACAGTTGGCTCACAGTTGGTATAAGGATTACAACGGATTTAATAAGAACGTTATTGGAACCGAAGAAATCCAGTTACCGTCCGTATTGTTAAAGACTTACGACTGGGGTGAACTACGTGCTAAATCCAAAGAATTCGTAGAGGATATGATCCCTATTACGGAAGCAGTAGAGGTAGGACACGATGAGGAACCGTTTATTGAGGAGAAGCGTCGTAACGTGCTTGATCGGTTAATGCAGCTAAAAAGGGAGAAGAGTGCAGAGGGTATTAACGGAATGCCTACTGCTCCGGTCAAGAAAAAATACAATGTGAAACCGAAGGAGTAGTTGTTTGTAACAAACTGTAAGAATATGAGAAGTCAAAAGTTACAAAGTGAAACAACGGGAGCAGACAAAGATAATAAATCGTTATATAAGACGATAGGGATGAACCCGATTTTGGCTGCTATATTCGGAGGTTGGTACATACGGTGGAGGCTAAAACGCAATATAAAGAAGATATCGCGAATTTATAAGGTATAGAATACCGAATGTTGGTCGTGTGGATAGGTGAAATCTGAGTAGAATTGTTCGATTTCACCTATTTTTTATAGAAAGGTAAGAAATTTCCCGGGGAGATATATCCAACTAATGTTCTAAATGGCGCATTTTTCTGAAAAGTGGAAAATTTTTATTGAAAAATTTGGTATTCTAATTTTAAATACCCACCTTTGTAGTGGAAATGAATAACAAACTAAAATTAAAAGCCATGAGAGCAATCGTAAAAGTAAACAAGAAGAGTTCGTTTAGCTGCTACAATGGTTACTCTTTCCCGGTGGTTAGCATGGGATGGAAAACCATTACTCTCCAGATTGGGCATGCAGATGTAGACTTTGGGTTTAGAGAGGTGGTGCTGCAAGATTTGGGAGATGTTCGGTTTGATGCACTCCAGAAGATGCACACTGACCCAGACCTGATCCACAAGATCAACTCCTACATGGTACAGAATAAAATTATGGCAATTTAAAAACAGTACGACGATGTTTAAAGTAGAAGAATATAAGAGCCTTGCAACGGCAAACGCAAAAAAGAAAGTAACGGATTTAAAGGTGGGAGATTTTGTGTGGGTGTATGGGTCACACATGAAAAACGATACGGGCCGTCTTGGTGCTGAGATTTATTACCTGTCGGAAAAGTGTTATCAGTGCCTTGGAATTATTGCAGGCATAGAATACAAAAAGGACGAGGAAATTCTGACGGGGAATTTCTCGGTGCAACATGAAGGAGGAGACCGTTCTGACGATGTGCCCGAGGGAGCGAATCCTTATGATGAGCGTTGGCGTGACACGTGGTTCGGTGAGCTTACGTTGGTCATTACGGACAAAGGGCGTTACTTGTTCGCAAACAGAGAGGGATACGATTACGTCCGCTACCTCTACTTCTGGCCCGGTTATGCAAATATGTTCGCTCAGGAACTGGCAGAAGAGAAGGAAATCCGCGAAGAGTGGAAACGTAAAGAGGAAGAGGAACGGGTAAAACGTTTGGAAGAAAGTCGTGCCCTCCTGCAAGAGAAATTCGGATGGTTGGAAGAGACTACGGACTTTAAGAAGACTATCCGGGCAATTATGAAGCGTGTGTTCCCGGACATTAAATTCAGCATCCGTACGAGGAATTATGGATGGCAGGGAACCGACTATGTGATTCACATAAGCGAAAAGAACGGTTCTCAGGAAGAATGTCGTGCTCTGGGTGATGGGGTACGAGAGTACTTTAAAGAGGTGGTAAATGATTACCGTTTCCGTCACTATACGGGAGAACACACGGACAATGGCGGTGCTGCGTACATTAACCTCTTCAAAGAGAAGTATGGAGATTACAACCGTGTAAGCGTGGACATCTACTAAAAGATTAGGATTATGAGGACGATTCTATTTACCTGACTCGTCATGCTGATTGGCCCTGTGGAGAAACCGATAAAACAGAATAGAGATGGACGATTCTTTAAAGATGATGTTGGAACTGGCCCGGAAGAATGCTCAACGGGGATTCTCGGTGGATGCTCGTATTATGGTTGCTAACTGGTTGGATATACCTTATTTCCAGAAGGTCTATAATAAGATACGGGAATTAATGATTGAAGAGGGGCAAATGACACGGGGTCTTGCTATGTACCAATGTGAAAAGGACGTACAGATGTTGGAATGGGTGCGAAATAATATTTCAAAAGAGGCATATGATCAGATAAAATCTGCTTTAGAAGGGTTGTAAGACCCTTTTTTAATTTTTATGACAAAAAGTTGAGGAAAAATTTGGTGGTTCCAAATTAAAGTGCAACCTTTGTGATGGAAGTGTAAACCAAATCAACTAAAGTCATGGAAAATCAGAAATCTTTAGGCAAGAAAGAAATCATTGAATGCTTGCAAGAGTGGCGTGAAAACATTCTTTGTGATATCAACAATGAAGAAAATTGGGGAACGGAAGAAGCCACTCGATTTATTCAACGTGAACAATTCCGTAAACTGGATCAGGCTATTATGCTGATCAATTCTCTGGGTGGTAACAACAATATTCCCGAGTAAGATGGTACGGCTCGTAAAGAAACCCGTTACTAACGGTGGGTATGATGTGAAGTTGGGAAGACGCATTCTTGCAAAGGTGCGACGCACAGACACAGCACAAATCTCATGTAGCATTAACGGCCTTTGCTGGTTCTTTACTACAATGGAAGAATGCGAGGCGCATCTGCAAGACTTCTTTGAGAGCTATTTCCAGTTCTTGGATGATCATGTAATATTTTGCACAATTAAAAATTAGAATAATTATGGCACAAGGAAGAGGAGTGTTGACTCCAGAAGTACAGGAAGTAGCAAAGAATTTGCTGGGTTACGAATTAACGGTGCGAGAACTGCGTCTTATGCCGTATCTCCAGTACACCGTAATGAACGACAAACGTATAAATCCGAACCACATTAATCTGGAAGAACGGGAGATTCTCAGCAAGTGGCGCGATAAAGGTTGGATGTGCGGTGGCGCTGGCAGCGACGTAAACGTGACTAAATGGTTTTGGCTGGCTATGAACGAAATTCTGTTTGTGGCGTATGTAGATATTCTCTAAACTGATCGGGCTATGGTTAATTACTATGGATGTAAAATAAAGTCACTGGAAGACTATAAGGACACGTTCCGTCCACACGTACAGAAAGAGTACACGGATAATTTCATGAAGACTTACATGGTGGATGAACTTATGGAGGACTTGATGGAAACCCGGTGGAAGATGCTGCAACAATCCAAATATTTCAATCGTGGCGTCTATTGGGCCGTGTTCATAGGATGGGTGATTGGAATTGTGTGTGGGGCAATGTTGAAATAATTTGGCCGTTCCATTTAGAATACCTACATTTGTTCCTGGAATGTAACATTAACCAATAGAAAAGACTATGGATGCAATTAAATTCACTATCAAAGAGGCAGCGCAACAAAAGGCGTTAGATCTGAGTAAAGAACACAAATCAATCTTCTATGTGATTTACTGCCATAAGACGGAAGCATGGTATGTAGATGACAACCCTTTTATCCGTCTGTTTGAGGAATTGGTTACAACCTATGAAAACGGGAAGGAGATTACCGAATGAAACTACTGGAACGTATACAGACAGCATGGAAAGTGCTGTGGAATAAAGGCTGGTACGACCAGCAACTCAAAGCAGCAGGGAACCGGGCTATAGATAAATACTGCCAAGAAACATGGACTGAGGTGCTTACGAAATTGCATTGGTTTGCACGTCAGAATGTTTGGGACCGAGAGGCTAAAAGGTTTATCTGTAGAAATAATTTGGGGCAGAACTTCATGACTGTGGAATTGATGAACACTTTCCAAGTTGGAGATCTCCATGTGAGCTCAATTAGACCATTGTCCTATTCTAAGAAACCCTACGAAGGACACGAGGTGTATACGATGACCCATTTCCAGAAGGGGATGCCGTATATGGAAGAGAGGTTGAAACATGACCTTACGAGGCATCTGGCTGAACGGTTAATTGAGGAGGATGTGGTGGAATGGGAAGTACATGAAGACACCAGCCATAAATCCTCTCTTGTGTTGAAAGCCAAAGTAAACCTCTATAAAGCTAAATAAGATGGGTGTGTTAAGAGATGGAGCGGAAAAGATTACAATATCGGTGAGGTATTGTAGCGGATACACCATAGCCCAGATGCAGAAAGAATGGGATTGGTTGAAAGGGTATGCCAGTTATGGCATTCAACAATTCCTTTTAGAAGCCATGCGGATGGGGTACGTGAAGGAAAATTTAGGAAAGGAAGACCCAGACCAATTCACCTATCATATCACTCCAAAAGGGCGTAACGCAGTAGACCGAGAAAAGTTACACGTATTGCATGATTAAATTATGACGACAGACCAAATTGACACTCTAACGATTTCCATGATGGACAAAGCTGGTAACGGTTATATGTGTGCCGTTGACCCTGCATTCTTTGCGGTGGTGATTGGAATTCTTGGGCCAGAACATAAATTTGTAAAGGTGCCGGGAGTAGAAAAGATGAAGATTGAGCATATAATCCAATTACAGGAAGGAGATACAGAGGCAAAATAAGAGTTTAGATGGTGGCTGGATGAGTACCATTGATAAACTAACTAACGGAGAAAATCAACCAAATAAAGAGAGAAAAGCTATGAGTTTAGAACCTTCAAAAGTGTATTCGGACGGTGGTACGTGCGTCTACTTCGTACTGAGTGTCCTTAACGGAATTGTATATTCCATTTGTTACAGCCGTAAAACGAAGAAATATAGTGTAGGGTTCAACCCCACTACGTTCTTTACAGAGGACTATAAGGAAGTTCCCACGGAAGAGCACCTGTTCCAAAGTTTGCAGGTAAACCGGGATGGAGCCCTTTACGACGTTATGGCGAAATAACGTGTGTGATGGGATATATGTTTGTGCTCCTAACATGGGAAGAGCGTTACATAATCCGTAGATGCAGTGACGATGAACATGATCTAAAGCCGATGCTCCGTGCTGGGTGGCGAGAAGTTTATCGTCACGTTTCTTTAGAACAGCTATGGAATTTTATTGACGAACGAGGTATTGTGGTAGGATAGTAAAGATGACGAAAGGTAAACTTCCATATAAATATGTTTGTTCAGCCTGTGGAAAACGGACGAAACAAACCACGTATTATGACCCACTGACGGACGAATGGGTGTGCCGAAAGTGTTATAATGCAAGGTATGCGATAAAAAGTTTGAAGAAAAGTTCTGAAAAATTTGGTAATTCCAATTAATATACCAATCTTTGTATCGGAAAAGTAAACTAACACCTACAAAGTCATGAAAACGTATACCGTCTATTTCAGTGAACCCGTTACCCTTACTTGTGTAAGAGAAAAGTGGAACAAAGAGAAACGTCGTTGGGAAGAACAAGAATTCCAAGTTTCCGAAGACACGTTCACTTTTCATTCGTTGGCACCAGCCAAAAAGCTAATCAGGGAAAATCTCAGTAAATATAAAGGCAGTTCTATTACGAAAATTTATGCTAATGGAGATTGGGAACCATGCGGAGAAATCAAGTTGAGCGGTTCTAATAAGACCTTCATGGCAAACACTCGTCAAACTAAAGCAGGATATTGATTATGAGTACAAGAACCGTTTTACCACCAGAAGAACGCAAGAAAGAACTATTGGCATGGTTGCAAGCCATTTACGATGTTAGTAACCCGGAGTATATTGAAAAGAACGGGATGGAGGGCCAGCCCAGTCTCTCGGAACTTTACAAGAAAGTAACCGGACGACCCTGTGGAGGTCCATATCACAAAGCGATTATGGATTTGGGTGTTATCCGTAAACTGGAGAAGAAACGATACAAGCGCAAATTCGAGTGGAGCCGGAACCGTGCAACTCCTAATCCGTGGATGGCAACTGCATTGTACAATAGATGCAATAGCAGATGTTCCCAGTATTGGAATGAAACTGGAAAGGAACGTACGGAGAAGAAAGAGAAACGTAACCAAGAGCTCAAGATGGAAGCAGCAAAAGATATGCAGCGAGAATATTTTAACGAGGTTCAGGAAGAACAGGTGATTACGGCCGGAGAAGTGGTTGTAAAAGAAACAAAAGAGGTTCCTGTTGGAAGGAAACACGATCTTAATCTCTATGGTGCCTACAAAGACATTTTAGAGGGCGTAAAGAGACTGGAAGAAAAAGTCGGGAGTTTGTATTACCGAAACACTCCGGATCATATACGGGCTACTGTTTATGACGCTATGCCCGGAGCAATCCTTTCGGCAGAACAGAAACTCGGTGTGCAACTCAAACTCTATTCTGACCGGGAGTTGGTTGAGGAATTGCGTGAGCGCGGTTATAAGATCAAGTTTGGACGGCTGGTAGTGAAGGGTTCTAAACGTAAATTCAAGTTATGAAAAAGCGTGTGTTTAAAATACTGGCTTCTATGAAGCTGGGTGAGGTAAAAGAGGTTATAGAAGCTCTAAACATGAAGAGCATACCGGAAGACCATGTGGCTCGTAAGTTTACGGACGCAGTATTTGCAGAAATTGAGGAGAAAGACCGACAAGGTATTATTATGGAATTGATCCATTGCATGCCGTATATTGCTGCATATCTGATGGATTGGATTGAAATGTATAGTGACAATGGATAAAAATAAGATTATGTCGTACAAAGTACCAGTAAATATCTGGAATCAGGTGGATGCATTTCGTAGATTCTTGAAGAAGAACGGTACCTCTATAAAGGAGTATCGTAAGGAAGTAGAACGTTGCCATAAATGCAAAATGGAAGAGTTCCTTGCTAAAGAGAAGGATATTTCTCATTGGTTGTTAGCTGCTTTTGAATTTAAAAAGTCCGGAAATCCTAAATTATGGATTGATTTAGGATTTAAATGGAAAAGTACGCAGAAGAAATGTGGGGATTTTAGAAGAATTTTGAAAAATTTTTCTGAAAATATTTGGTGTTCTAATTTATTGTTGACAACTTTGTGATGGAAAGGTAATACAAAACTAATTTAAAAATCACAAAGCCATGAAAAAGAATGATTTCTTCTACAACAACAATCTCGTAAACAGCAACCTTTCAGAGCTTCATAGCTGCCTGAAAATTTTCCACCATTTTAATATTGATGGGGAAAACCTTTTGAAATATGCGTGGAAACACCAGAGAGAAGTCGCCGAACACAGTTATTCTATGCAAGAAATCTCCGATCTTGGAAAAGAAATTGCTGCAAATTTTGGTAAATACTTCAAAATTGTAGCACGATGAAACTCGACAAACATACCACCATCCAACTAATCGGCATTCAAGATCGCATTCACCGGAACATAGAACGTCTAAAGAAAAATAATCAACATAATAAAGTCTATGAGGAAAGCTATATGATTGATACTGAAGATGAAATTTCTGTGATCGCTCAGCTGTATGCAGCCTCAGCAGCTATTGAAATGGTATTGGAAAGGGTTGAATAATGTTTATGCGGGAACATGCACCGGAATACAGCCTTCTACCTTACGAAATGTCTGCGATGATTTGGGCTGGTGCCCGGATATACCATAATGGAGAAACAGAGAATACCTATGAGGCTCTGTTGCGATTTAAGCTCAACAATTTATTTGGATGTATATGACTGGAAGACAATTACTGTATGAAGTTTTGAATGAGTGGAGTGATAGATCATTCACACTCAATGAGTTAAGCAATAGAGTTTGGTCGCTTAATTATATAACGACTACAAAGATGGTTCGTCAATTGTTGCTGTGTGGCTATTTAGCACGGTCAGAAAGAGGGGTGTATACCGTTCTACACAAAATCCCTGATGACCTTTCCTGTAAGAAACTTGAACGTCAGGCCCGTCAGGTATTAGAAGACAGGCGTAAAAATGGAACACAACCTATTTCCGAAGACTATAATTACAAAAATAAGAAGCGATGAAGAAGTTAATGATTTTATCCCTACTGCTGTTTTCAGCCTGTGTAGATTTCAACCCGGCACAACCCAAAGAAAAAGTTGAGCCAGTAGAACAACCGAAACCAGTTGCACCAGAAGCACGTCTGACAGAAGAGGTACTGTATAAGAGTGGCGGTGGCACTACAATTTCTGTCCTCACTGTAGACGGCCGAGAATATCTTATGGTGCGTATCTACGGAGAGGGAGTGAGTGTTTGTCCTAAATTGAAATAGGGTATGATCTATACAGAATGCCTCAAGAACAAAAGCAAAGAGGAATTATTTGCCCTCGGTAAGAAGATTGTAGAAGAGTTTGCAGACGTCAATAATCTTCTTATGCCACGCATCAATAAGATCGGTTTTAACTACAGATTTCCAGACAATCGTGGCTGCTACCACCTAGGAGAGATAGAAATTTGTATGGATAATTGTTCTGACCCTGTAAAGGGAGAACCTGTACGACGGTGGACATACCCATGTTATAAGGCAGACGTCACAGCGTTGGGAGTACTGGCCCATGAATTCGGACACCATGTTGCATTCAAAAAGAATCTACGTGTACCACAAATTGGAAGCGTGTCTGGCTATGAGCCTAATCATCACGAAGTTAGTGCGGAGAGTTTACGGCTGTTCATTCTAAACCCTGATTTATTACGTGTTATTGCCCCGGTGAGGTACCGATATTTAATGGGTCATTTGAAGCCAGTAGTGGCGCAGCCGTGGAGAGAAGTATTGCAGGGTGCCGGAAATCGTTATTTTGAGGTGATAGAAAAATTTGAGAAAAAACTTGAAAAAAGATTTGGCGGTTCCAAATATTAAACATACTTTTGTAGTGTTGAAATCAAGCTGATGGGTCGAGGAAGGAAGAAGAAAAAAGAAGATATCTTACCACAAGATCAGGGTGACAGAAGTCTTTCTATGAGTGAATACATAAAACTGATTCATGAAGACCTTGCAGTTATTGAAGAACACCTGCCGAAAGGATTCCACAAAGAACACATAAAATGTGTGATTAAGTGTACTGTAAAATTTCTTTATCCAGAATTTGATGGTACAATGTTTCATAAAACTAACTTAGAAAGAGTAAGAAAATGATCAAATTTCAATTGGAACGCATCTTGCGACAGAAAGCAGAAGCAGCGGAACGCAAACACAAACGCGACACAATGCCGTATATCCAAGTAGTTGAATATAATCCTGTAAAAGGAACAACCCGCCGAGAAATTAAGCATTATTTCAATAAATAAAAGTTCTGTACAGGAAGAGACCTACGTGGCTTTGAACTGGTGTATAGTTTATATAAAGGGCAATCCATCCCACATGGGGAAACAATTGCGGTTGTTAGCACAGTACAGAATTTTATTTTGATCCATGGTGTAACGGTAACACGACAGATTTTGGTTCTGTAATTTGAGGTTCGAATCCTTGTGGGTCAACAAAGAAACTGCATAATCCAAGATATGATGTAGTCGTACGGTAAATCATTGAGGAGATAAAGCCCGTGGAAGAGTAGCTTGCTAAATTGTTTTGATTCCACATTTTCCATAATTTATGGTTATTACTTTAGCCCACCTGAACGGTTAGTAGGGTGCAAGTGAAGAGCGGTGCGAGTCCGCGAGTGAACCGGTTCGATCCCGCCCCTCTCCACAAAGTAACTTTAAACAGTAACATTATGAAATATCCGAAAATTAATACGCTGTTCAAGCGTGACGAAAAGAACCATATTATTCTTGATGCGTTCACGACCCCCGAGTTTGAATATCTTAAGAATAACGAATGGGAATGCACCGAGAAAATTGACGGCACCAATATTCGTATTGAATTGACCCCTGATGGAATTGGTGGCTTTGCTCTTAACTATAAAGGCCGTACAGATGAGGCCCAAATTCCTAAGCACCTGTACAAGAAACTCCAGGAATTGTTCCCTATTGAAAAGATGATTTCTACCTTTGTTGATCCAGATAGTGAACCCGTACCCGTTACAATATTTGGTGAGGGGTACGGTGTAAAAATCCAGAAAGGCGGAAATTATATCTCGGACGATGTAAATTTCATCTTATTTGACGTTCGTTTTGGCAAATGGTGGTTCAATAGAGAGTCTTTGGAAAATGTCGCTGAAAAACTTGGGATCGATATTGTTCCTTTGATAGGTCACATGACTATCATAGATGCGATTGCATACGTTCAAAAAGGGTTCAAATCCACTATTGCAGAGAATAAAGACTACGATGCCGAGGGGCTGGTTCTTAAGACTCCTACTGGTTTACTGGCCCGTAACGGTGAACGCCTGATCACTAAGATTAAAACCAAAGATTTCCGGCAATTAGGTTTGTAATATAGGAGCCGGGATGGTGGAATTGGCAGACACACAGGACTTTGTTTAGACATACATTATGTATGAAGATTACAAAATATTTGGACCCTATTCTCGTAAGGATGGAAGGAAGCATGTTATTGCCGTTAAAGGTAATTTTAAAAAGACGATTAGCTATCCAAAATTCTTGGTAGAATGTTATCTGAATAAAGAACTATCTAAAGAAGAAACGATTGATCATATAGATGGGGATTTTAATAACAATGATTTTAGTAATTTAAGAATTGTTAATAGAAGCCAACATTCAAAAGATGATTCGATAAAATTGATCCCATTAGAAACAAAATGCCCTATTTGCGGGAAGCAGGTATTTATTAATTCAACTAATTCTTACAATAGAGGGAGGGTATCTGGATTTTGTTCCAAGAAATGTAGTGGAATTTATGGGAAGATGGTTCAAATGGGTTGCATTAAACCAATTAATCAAGAATTAGATTTCAAATACCAAAAATCAAAATTGAGTGCATTATCAGAAATGGTAACTGTAGAAGACCTTAAATTCGGTGAAGGCTTAACGAATAAAGTCGATGCTAATACCGAGCCAAGCCCAGAGATGGGAAGGTGTAGAGACTAAACAGGGTCAACCTAAACTCTCATTAGAGCACGGTTAAGATATAGTCCAGACCACAAACAGAAAATATTCTGGTGTTGAAAAACATAGTGGTATGAAAATCCTGTGGACAGTGATGTCCGTACGAGTTCGAGCCTCGTTCCCGGCACTTTTTATCATAAAAATTTGGTTGTTCTAATTATTATTGATACTTTTGTTTCTGTAAGCGTTATGATTGACCCCATTGATCACCCGATTGATCTTTGCTACGGAATCAACGCTTGCAATATGAAGGAGAATGTGGGATATCCAAAAAGACGAAGGCCCACAACGGGATCATCCCCCGTGCCAACAAAACGAACATTGAGAGTCGTTTCCCTTGAGGCACCTACACGGCTGTAAAGTCTGCAGAAATTTACTGTCGTGGGATCATGAAGGGATAGTAAACGGGGAAGGGAGAAAAGAAACTCGTTGAAAGAGGATTAGGTACGTAACTAATCAACTACGAAACTAAGAAGAGGATGGTTCTTCTTTTTTAAAAATAGGGTAATAACACAGTCCGGTCAGTGTGCCACGTTTGGGGCGTGGAAGTCGCAAGTTCGAATCTTGCTTACCCTACACAAATTTAGAATTAAATCAGAAAAATTATGGGAGCTTCAAAGGTAGCACAATGGAAGATTGATAAGATCGCTAATACTCTTGCTAATAAGGGTTATAACGAACGTATCAAAGCAGTCGTAGAATGTGGTAAAAAGATTGTAGAAGATTTTTATCGTAAACAAATACCGGAAGAAATCCTTGTGCTGTGGGAGAAATACAAAGATAAAGGTGTTTTCAATGAACGATCCGGATGGTCTTTGTATTACCATAACAATAAAGGGAATATAGATTACAGTTGGCAATACAATTTATCCCTCCCCGAATATCCTTCTACCAGACTCAAGGAAGATAAAGAAGTGTTGGAACGTATTTGTGTTTACGGGGATCAGTACCAAATCCTCAAAAAAGAAAAAGAGGTGTTCCGTAAGAAATTGATCTGTACGTTGGAGACCCTGAAAACCCATGCCAAAATTCGTGACAATTTCCCGGAAGCGTTTGTACTCCTTCAAGAAATTGAAGCCGATAAACAGGATGAACGGCTGGAAATGCAAAACAAACAGAAAGAAAATCTGTGTGATTCCGTTGAAAATTTACGGGCACAATTAAATCACAATATTCAAAATGAGCCAAAATAAAATCAAAATTAAAGATAAAGAGTACCCGGTTGCAGTCATAGATAACATTCCGCACATTAACGGGATGCCAGTCAAAGAATTCTTAAATACTTTGCAGCCGGATGAGCTCATGGAACTTTCCCTGAACGGTGGAGAAGCCATTGTTGAAGTGGAAGTAGAAGACCCGGTTGTAAATTAAAATACGATGGACTATTTGGAAATAATCTATTACATTCTTACATTCGCATTCTTTGTGTACGTTTCTGTCTATACGAATTTTTGGAAGAAATTACACGATGTATGGAAAGCGATCAAAAGAATTTTAGGATGTAATGACGATGATTTTCATGGCGGGATTCCCGCTTGTTAAATACGAGGTTTTTACTATTCCATACACTTAGAGAAACCTGTTTAAAGACTCTGGGGCGGTTCTGGAGTCTTTTAACCATTTTGAGCAAGTATGAAAAAGTACGGAAAATTAGTTTGGTTGGCACCTAACGGTCAAGAAGTAACTCTAAAAGAGAACATGGAGTTTTTCGTCCTTAATGCGGAGAAACAGCGACTCATCAAGCAGCAACCACAAACGTATAACAAAACTAATTTAAAGCTAAAATATCAGTAGATATGGATCGTAACGGATGTGTCATTGGAATAGACGAAGTCTTTTTGCGTGTCAATAAATTGTGGGGGGTAGTGCAGAAAAGAATAAAAGAGTACCCGTTCCCGGAACAGCCTGATGGATTTTTAACGGAATTCCAGCGATTCACATGGTCTGATACCCCAGAAGGATATGAATATTGGGACGAGGTGCATACTCGGTTTAAAGCATACCGAGAATTACATTGGAATATGCAGCCTTTTGAGCGCTTCCTACGTTGTAATAATCTTTACAATAAGTTTATGATCAACGCTTTTGGGAAGATTAACGATCAGACCAAAGGGTTCCTCAACACCTACCTACTGAGTGTCTATTGGAGATTATATATGGGGCTTGCATTTAACTGGCAGGATAGTCCAGAAGGACTGGAATTCTGGGAGAAATGGGATCGCAAATGGCAGTCCCTTGTTCAGAATTATAGTGAAAAACAAAGTAAGTCCAAGAAAAATTGAGTATATTACCGAATAAAGATTTTAGGGATTGATGATGGAGAAACTGTTACGACGTGCTGCAACTGATAACGCAGTAGACGAATTGGTTGACCAACTGGTGGAGAACATGCGGTACACCGATCAAAGTGTTGTGTATCCAAATACGGATAACTGCAAACCTGACGACGGTGTAAGCCCTGATCTCTTTACAGAGGCTTATATTGGTCTTGGTAAAGATAGCGAGCGTACAGCTATCAACCAGTATATGACACAGGCCCAGATGTTCCCTACCATTGCTCAGACTTTAATGGGAATCGGTATTACCGAAATGAAACATATGGACCACCTCGGTGATCTGATTGTTACATTAGGTGGAAAAGTTGATCGCAATTGGAATAATAGCAAAGTCGTATATGGAAAAGACGCTGCTACTGCTTTGCATGAGGCTATCGTTAGCGAGATGGCAGCTATTTACAGTTACGAACAACTGATCAAGAAACTTGAAATCATCAAGACCCCTACTGGAGAAATCTGTACGCAACTTATTGGAAAATTGTTAGCCGATGAACGTTATCATTTAACGCTCTTGATCGGGGAACAAAATAAATTGAATAATAACGAAAATTGACAATTATGTGGAACGCGATTCTTTTTGTGATCTGTATGATCTTCTTTGGGTTTAACCTTTACCCCGCTTGCGAATGCCTTTTCAGTGGAGACATTGTGCCGGGTGTGATTGGTCTGGTTTGTACCTTACTTGCTGTTCTGTTGCTGTTCGGTAAGATTCATCCGGACGTTACGGGGCAGAAGAAATAAATAAACACAACTTCTTCTATGATCTTTTTAGGCCGACAGGGTAAGAATTTTTAATTTTTACCCTGTTTTTATTTGGTAATTCTATTTGGATTGTTTACATTTGTTCCGTAAACTAAACTCCAATGAGTTATGAGTAAGTTTGAAATCCTACTGGATCGCATTATTTATTTCAGAGTTTTCAAAAGAAAACTAAAGAGCAAATATCTTCCTATCTGGTGGTGTGTACTGGGTTTGTCTGTACTGCTACTTTTAAAGGAGTTTTTGTGGTGGTTTTTCCCGTTGTGGGATAAAGTTGTAGACAAACTCAATTATATAATCTGGGGATAGCCCCCTGTAAAAATTTGAAAATTATGTTTATTAAGATTAACAATTTCCGATTCCGGATCACGTCGATCAGCGAATATCGTAAAGAAGGTAAAAACTTCAATACGAAAATGTGGTATATCTACATTAAGATTTCCGGGAAAGAACGTTATTTTACGTTTGGAACCGAAAAGGAAGCTGATGAGCTTATTGAGTATCTGGACAAGGTATTGCAAGTAAAAGATATCTAAAAATGGTTATTGCGGTTGATTTTGACGGAACGGTCGTTACCCATAGATACCCCCAAATAGGGGTGGATATTAAGGCCGTTCCCGTTCTCAAGAAAATAGTAGATGCAGGCCATCAAATTGTGCTGCATACTATGCGTTCCGGAAAGGAACTTGAAGAAGCGGTGGCATGGTTTACCGAAAACGAAATCCCTCTATACGGGGTAAACGAAAATCCGGACCAGAAATCATGGACAGCGTCTCCCAAAGTGTACGCACAAATTTACATTGACGATGCTGCACTCGGAGCACCTACTTTATTCGTTGAAGAAATGTCAGCACGGCCTTTCATTTGTTGGGCCAAAGTGGAAGACATGTTAAAAGAAAATGGAATTATATGATGAAACAGAGATTTTTAAGCCTGTTTGTAATGGCTGTCGTTTGCCTGTTATATGGTTTAATGACCCATTCCTGTGAAAGCAAACCTCGTCCCGTGGACGGAACATTTGTCTTTGATCGTGTGCCGTTTATTACGGTTATGATGAAAGGCAAGCCGGAAACGTTTATTATGGATACTGGCGCAAGTGTTTCGGTCATTGACAAAGAATATGCTGACCGTGAGGGTATCTGGTACGTGGACGACGGTGGAAGCATGATCACGTTCAGCGGAACGGAACAGAAGCAGTATAAGACCGAGCGTAACGTGGAATTTATTATTGGAGACGTTACTTATTCTCAGCCGTTTATGGTTCAAGATATCGGTAAATTACGTTCTTTTGTAGGACGGAAAGTCCGTGGAGTTATCGGCAGCGATTTCTTGTACGGCAACAAAGTCGTAATTGACTTTGGGAACTTAGTATTAACAAATTTAAAGACAGATGAAGTGGAAAAGGACAGTTTATAACACATTATTCGTCATCATCGCCGTTTTCTTTGTATACCTTGCATGGAAGACGATCAAAGAACTCTTTGTAGCACCTAAACCGGAAATCGTTCTTACAGCCTATGTAGAACCGACGGTTAGCAGGTGGGATATCATGTACGAGGCTATAAAAATCTGCGAAAGTGGTAATAATCCACAGGCACGGAATAGTCGGAGTACTGCAACGGGATATATCCAAGCGTTAGAAGTATATGTTCGGGATGCAAACCGTATACTCGGAGAAGAATACTTTACGCTTGATTGCCGGACAGACCCGGTAAAGACCCGTTATATGTTCGATATTATTCAGGGCTTCTACAACCCCGGACAGAACATTCATAAGGCCATAATTTCTCATTACCTCGGGCCGGGTAATTTTAGCAGAAAATCAATAATTGGTGACTGGTATTATCGTAAGGTGATCCGCACAATGGCACAAATTGAAAATGAATACAAAAAACACAACTACAAAATCATCCCGTAAAATGGATCATACAGAGAAGATTATCTATGGTGTCTTCGTTACTATCGTGGTTGTGTTTGTTGGTTTGGTTGTATATGGCAGCCGAACAACAATAATAGTAGAGGAGGAGCCAGTTCTTGACGATGTAGAAGTCGTTGAGGACGGCCTTCCGTCTACTCCCGAAATTGAACTTGATTCGGTTTTACAAGTTTTGCAGCAGCACGAACAGCGAATAGAAGAACTTGAAAACCACCTAAATATTCTCCGAAACAAGGTTCTGAAACTGGACCAAGATTTGTGGAACTCCGTGAAATAAGTTTGGTAATTCCAATTTAATTATATAAATTGCTTTTAATGATGAAAACAGAATCAGAACAAATCAGAAGCCATGCTGACCAATTATTCGGAGTTTTGGTTAGCCAGTATTACCGAGGTCGCGGCTGGAGCAGCCTTAATATGATCTACAAATGGATCAGAGGGAATGCACCGTCCGTAAAGTACGCTCAGAAAGTAATCCGAGGAATGATCGATGCCGGGTACATTGTACGTGTGCAAGGAGAAGTCCTGGACAGATATAAAATTGCGAAACTCAATTTCACACGGGAGAATATCTTTGTGATTTTAACCCGCTCTTACCGACATGAACGCAAACGGCTAAAGGTTCATATTGAACCAAAATGCACCGATTGTAAAGAGCGAGTATTTGGGAATATGTCTGAGCGTGACACTACTTCTGATTTGGATAAAAAGCCGGGCCTCTTTTGGTGGCTGGCACGGATATTCAAACGGAAAAAATAATTATGACAGGCAGCGTATTCTCAAGACACATAGCATGTTCAAAAATGCGGGTTACTCCCGCACAGAGCAAACGAGTTCAAGAAATTTTATTTACCATAGGATTCCAATGGGTTGGCAGTATAAAAGAACCCATAAATCTAAAGGACAGATACCTGTTCTTGACGTATGATTTTTTTACGGAGAAATATATGTTTCTCTCTACAAATGATCGGGAACTATTCCACAGTAAACGTCAGTATGAACGGATATCCTATAACAGGTTCGTGAAACTTGCAAGAGAGGTAAAAAAAATTGATGAAATGTTTGGGAATATGGAAAATTGACCGTATATTTGTTTTCCTATTGGAGATCAAGTGTTAAATTAACAACAGGGAACGAGGCTGCATCTTTTTCAGGCGAATCCGCCCATTCATGGACTTTAGGGTTTTTAGTTTACTGTTACATTTCCAGCACCCTCGCTCCTGGCCCGGCAAAATTGCCGGGCTTTTTTATTGAAAGAGGGGCTGTCTGATATTAAACCAAACAAGCCCCTCCCGAGCAATTATGAAAACTGAACCGCACAAGTAATATAATCAAACTTTTGTCGGTTCAGGTTATTAGGCGTAAAATGGAAAGTTTTGGATTCCAAAATTACAAATTTTACCGTCCTTAACGTCAAAATCCAAAATACAGAAGCAGACGTGAGCAGCAAGCCTCTTAGTTCTCATGAATTGCGTCTGTTTTTGGATACAACCCGTGCTCACCGCATGTATGTTCCGTTCAAAGATGTAACAGAATTTATGGACGTGTGCAGCGAGAAGGATATGAGGTTTTTCACCACCGCTAAACGCCTCAATGATTTTCTGCAGACGATACGATGTTGCATAGCTGCTTCCGTCCGTACCGTGCCAAACCTTAACAGTTACCCCGTCACAATTTATGTCGGCTTCGTGGTCACCTATATAGGTAAGATGAGGAACTCGGCTGGCAATATCTTCCACGATGTTTGCTCCGGCACTTTCCAGGTAATATAGATCGTGATTTCCAGCGATCGCATAAATGGGGATTTTGGTCTGATTTAGGACCTCAACGGCATGATCACGCTGAGCAACATAGCCGATGTCATTTAACTCGTAAATTTGACTCTTTTGTCTCTTAGGAGAGAGCCCGTCAGTTATGTCTCCACCCAGAGTAATGAAATCTACGTTGGCTTCTTCAAAAACTTTTAAGGCTGCCAGTATATATTCATCACTGCAATACTTGCTACCAATGTGAAGGTCGGACATGGCACCGATACGGAAATGTTTCCCCTTGAATTGTGGTTTGGGGAATTTTGGTTTTTCTGGTACGGGGTTTATGCCGTCAGCCAGTAGAGAAAGCTCCTGTGGAGAATACCGGGCCTGTAAAGAATTCCAAACCTTGTTTTCTGGTTGTTCAGTTTTCTTTTCCTGGCTTTCTTCAAGTTCTGTTTCCACAAGAATTGCACCACCGATTAGGCAGGTTCCCCCTCCTGCCTTTAGCCTGTTACGAACCGTTGAACGTGGGATGTTGTAGTCCCTACAAAGGGAAGAGAGGCTCCTGTATTGGTGCCCCTCTATGATATAAACTTTTTTCATTCTGTAGATTTTAGTTCTTTAATTTTTTCCTCAAGAGTTGACATGTTTAAAGCTCCTGAGAACCTGCATTTTTCCACCCCGTCTTTATAGAATATTGTAGTGGGTACGGAACGTATTCCGGCTGCACTAAATCGTTCGGGGTCATCTTCTATTTCTTCTACCACAACTTCCGGATTGTTAAATTTGAATATGTCCATTGTGTTCTTGTATGCCTTACAGGGGATACAAGTGCTGGAACTATACTTCTCTATCCGAATTTCACTCATAGCACAAAAATATTTAATTATTAGACTTTTACGAATTTCTCTGAATATGAATATACAATATACTCATTTATTTCTAAATGGCATAATATAACACAGGATTATCTTGTGTGCAAATGGATAAAAATATAGCACAAAAGGATTGGAGATATAAATGATTGTATTCCAGTAGGATGCGTCGTGGATTTTAATGAATATTGGAAACTATATAAGTTTAAGATTATTTGACTCTTTTTTAACTCCCCCTCTATTACTCACTTCGTTCGTTTAATAGAGGGGAAGAAAAAGAGAGCCGGGACTTTTTCCGATTTTCTGAGGAATTTTGATTGAAAAATTTGGTTTACGGGAAAAAGATTTGTATATTTGTTTGAAATGTTGGGAAGAGATTTTCACATTCTTTTTGCATAACTTTTGTTTTAAGATTTTGAATGGGGCACGGAGTGAAAACCGTCCCCATTCTTTAAAACCTTTCAAAAAGAATTCTCCGCTCAACTTTTAATCTTAAAACAAAAATTATGTATTATTGTAATGAAGAGGGATTTCCATCCCTAAATGCCAGAGAGCAATTTATTTTTGACACAATCTGTCGTCATAGAAAAAAGCAGTTCCGTTCTATTGAGGAACGTTTTGAATATATTGCTTACAAATCATTCGTAGATAAAGTTGAGGTAAAACGGTTCGTCTTTGCGAACAGTAAATTTCTGTCTATTAATGGATCATGGATTCAGGGTAAGCAAAATTTCTTTAGCCGTGTAAAACGGAATAACCTCTATATTGGAGCATGGTTCCGGAATAGCCAGCTATTGGAAGAAGGGTTACGAATAACTCACGAGGCTGCTGTGATATATGCGTTTGTAGTTGCAAAATCTAAACAGTACTGCAAAACAAATTTGGAAGTTAGCCAGAAGACACTCTGTAAAGTTATTGGATGCACCACTATTGCAAAATTGAAGTCCCATATTGCTATCTTAGAGCGATTGGGGCTTTTCCGATATATTATCCGACAGGAAACTGTTTATAAGACAAAGCATGCAGGGAATAGATTTTTTGATACGATTGAACGTCCCTGTGGATTTTTTACCAAGATAACGATGAAATCCCATGAGGCAACATTCCGTACAATGCAGATTATTCATCAAAAATTAGGCAATTTACGGGAGTATTGCAAGAAGACCGGACAGTTGTGTTACGATGAAATCCGTGGATGGTGGCTCGCTAAAAACAGATGGAGAAGGTCGATTGTCAATCTCCAGGAAATTTGGAGGGAACGGCTATTGGAATTGGAACGATGTAAGGCGTACCAGTATTATTCTTGCATATAATATGTTGAAGAATTTGGTTTTTAGCGGAAATATTTGTATATTATCAAATAATTTTAAAACCATTGGAAATGATTGAATTCTCAAATAAAAACGAAATAACTCGTAAGGAGTTCGACGATTTGGTTAAGAGCCACGAATACGAGGTTTTTGATCGTAAGACTGTACAGGCATTCCGTGCCGATGTGGTTGCAAAAAATAAATCCGGTGTTCTGACCGAAAAGGAACAGATGGAAGCAGCTATAATTGAAAAATCATTGACCGAGGTTGCCGTGCGTAACGATGATTTAACGGTTGAAACGTTGTATTACCGTGCCAAACCTTAAGAACCAAAAGAATGGCAGCCAAACATGGATGATTAATTGTTGGATAAAAATAAAATAAGATGAAAACATACAAATTTTTCAATTCAGACAAAAGCATCGATTGCGAAGTGATTACGGATGCTATGGGTAAACAAGAACAATTCACTGTAACGGAATGGCCTCCTCGTGGATGGAACTCTGCTATTGCAGCCCTGATGCCGGATTGGTCGGTTACTTCACGTACCCAGAATGAGTTCATCCAATTTGCCACTAAAAACAGTCTTGGGCTGGTGGTCGTTGAAAACGACAAAGAGCCCGTTGAATTGGTTGAATTACCGTAAATTCGTACGACGATGAAGACTTATCACTTTCAAAATTTAGATAACTCTCTGGATGTAGAGGTGATTACTGATTGTATAAAGGATCAGAAAGAATTCACGGTGACAGAATGGCCCCCGAGGGGTTATAATGGAGATGTAGAGGCTCTGGGAATGGATTGGAACGTTGGCCCGATTAACGAGGAAAAATTCGTGGAGTTTGCTAAAGAGCATAACCTTACCCTCACGGCGATTGGTGAAAATGGTTCGGAATCACTTGTTACAGCAGAATTGCCCGTTGCACCTACTACGACTCCCGTTGCACCTACTGATGGACAGAATAATGTATCCCGAGTTGATAGTAGTTATGTGAATGTTTCCTGGAATGCCGTTCCGGATGCAACTAAATATCTCGTAAAGATGTGGAAATCTGCTGAAACTCCAGGATCTGGATATTCTGGTGAGACGACACAGGCATGGGATGCAATTAGTGCAGAACCAAGTACAGAATATAAATGGCAAGTTACGACACAAGTTCCTAATATGCAGGATTCTATATCTGGCCCGTGGACGTTTACGACAGCGGACGATACTGGTTCAAGTAATTAATAAAGATGGCTAAGAAAAAACCGCAAAATAATACTTCGGTTCAAAAGACACAAAATGTCTTAGAGGAAATTTCAGCATGGCCTCTGGAAAAGGTGGATTTACTCCAAAAGAGTTTACCCACCTTAATCCAGACCAAGTATGAGAGCCAGTTGATGTCCCCTAACATTGAAGATGTGATGAAGGCGAATATGTATGCTGACAGCATGCGTGGAAGCAAGAACCACATTAAATCCGTGTTTTTTGATCCGAATAGTGCGAGTGATGGGGCTGGCTATAAAGCCACCAAAGGCGGGGCGACGTTCTACACGCTCCAGAAGATGGGAGATATTTCCATCATTAAAGCCATTATCAACACTCGTGTAGAACAGGTTCAGAATTTCCTAAAATTCAGCACGGACGAACAAAAAGAAGGGTTCCAGATTCGTAAAAAACGTTCTATATTTGATGAGGATACTACTGATCTTTCTGACGATGAAAAACGTAAGGCAGAAGAGATTGTTGAGTTCCTTGAGAACGGGGGCTTGAATGATAAGTGGGAAACAACTGATAATTTCCAGGATTTTGTTCGTAAGATTGTACGAGATTCCCTGACCATAGATCAATTGACTTTTGAATGTGTGCGGGACAGATCGTTTAACCTGCGTAAATTTAAAGCGGTGGACGCAGCCATGATCCGTCTATTGGATACGGCTGACCCTCGGTTTGCACAGGCATTTGAACAATACCGCTGGAAAGGTTATCTCCCCCGTTATGCAATGGTCTGGAATAACCAGATTTTGCGGAATCCTACGACTGATCAGTTGATTATGTACTATCCATGGGAGTTAGGGTATGGGATACGTAATAAGTCCACCAATATCCTCCAAAACGGATACGGTACGAGCGAGCTCGAAACCCTTATAGAAATTATGACGTGGATTCTTTGGGGTATGCAGTACAACGGTAATTTCTTCAAACAGGGTTCCCAGCCTAAAGGGTTCATCAATATAAAGGGCGGGAATATTGATAATTCCACGTTGAATGAATTCCGTCAGGCATGGACACAGACCATGCGTGGAGTACAGAATTCACACAAAGTCCCCGTAATACAGGGTATAGATTTGGAGTGGATTGACTTGCAGCACGGAAACCGTGACATGGAGTTCAATGAATGGTTGAGATTCCTATTTATTCTCACCTGTTCTGTTTACCGTATTGATCCAAGTGAACTCGGGTTTAATTTCCAAGAGCAGGCCCGTATGTTTGGTCAGGAAGGACAGAAAGCCCGTCTGGAACACAGTAAGAACAAAGGGTTGAAGCCTTTACTTATATTCTTGCAGAATATCATCAATAAATATTTGGTCAGCGAACTTGCAGAAGATTACGAATTTGTATTTACTGGCGTTGAGGTTGAGGATGAAGAAAAGCAAGTAAAATTAGACGGAGAGAAATTGTCTAATGGTATGGTATCTTTGGAAGATATGTTTCAGAAATATAGCGGACGTGATTTTGACCCGAATAAAGACACCATTTTGAACCAAGTCTACCAAACGGCACAGCAGAGTAAAATGATGGGCGGTGAAGGGATGAATTCTTTTGTGGATGGACAGGATAACGAAAATGTTTTTGCAGAGTATGAGCAACAAACCTCAGAGGAAGAAGAAAATCCGATTTTATCTAAAGCGTTAGATTATATTGACCAAACATGGGGAGCGAAATAACATTGTAATGATCTATTAATTAGGGCTCTGAGACTCTTTTGGAGTCATGAGCCCTTCTTTTGGTTATGGAAAAGGAATACAAAGGTGTAGATTATAAAACGGCCCGTCCGGTTTTTAAACAGGGTAAATTGAAAGACCCCGTTCGGTTCCCTAAAGTGGTGAACGGTTATGAAGACGATGCCAAACGGATGTACAATGTTATCCAGAATTCTACATTTGAAGAGTTGGTGAAGGAAATGGTAAAAATGCAGAAAGGTAAATAGTATGCAGTCTCTTTTTACAGAATCAGAAATCAGCCGTTTACTCGGGATCATAGACCGGAATATTATTGTTTTGGTTGCAAAGGTTTTGGGAAAGGAATCGTTGACGTCTCTGGACAAGTTGATTTTGAGGCAGCATAATATAGATTTCAATAAGATAGCGTCTAATTTACCTCCGTACTGGAAAGCATATTTATTTGGTCGGCTCACCGGGCAATTGACCGTTCCACAGGCTGCACAGATAGATTACAACAATTTCAATAAGTATCTTATCCAGAAGCAATATACACCACCTACTTCAAGAGAGATTGCTGAATATCGTGCTGCCAGTCGTAGAACTTATGAATATATTAAGGGTATGGGGGAACGACAGAAAAAGGCGTTAAATACGTTTATTTCTGAGGGAGAGCTTGAATACCTTGTTGAAACGAAGAGACAGGAAACTGTTAAGGTGGTTAAAGAGCGTATGGATGACGGTATTTTGCGACGTCAATCTGTACAAAAAATTACTTCTAATATAGGGCACCAGTTAAAGAGTTGGAATCAGGATTGGGGCCGTATAGTAGAAACAGAGTGCCAGAACATTTATACGCTGGGTACTGCACAGAATATAATGGATGTTCATGGGGTGGATGCACGGGTTTATTTTGATGTATTCCCGGGAGCGTGTTTCCCGACGGAAGATACTGAGTTTTTAACAGATGAAGGATTTAAATACCTAAAGGATATACGTGGGGATGAACGTATTTTAACATATAATTTAGAAAAAAATAAGGCAGAGTATTCTTCTATTATTTCTAAAATTCAATATGAATATTCCGGGGAGATGCACCATTACAAAAATAGAAGAATGGATTTACTTTCTACCCCTAATCATAATCATTTGATAGGTAGGAGATTAAAAGGTTCTAAAAAAGATATATATCAGAATGAATTAATTCCGAGTCAAGATTTAAGGGGTTTAATTTGTCGTGATATTATGTATTTAGGTGTTGAAAATTGGGAAGGAAATAAAGATAAATATATTCAATTGTGTGGTAAAAAAATAGAAACAGCTGCTTTTTCTGAGTTTATGGGCTGGTGGCTTTCTGAGGGTTCTGTTTCTTTTAGAAGAAAGAGAAAAGATGGGAGTTCTAACATGTCTCAAATTTCTATAAGCCAAACAAAAGAAATTAATTTTAATGAGATTAATTCTTGTTTTTCAAGAATGTTTCCTGATCGTAATGTATTATACAATGGGGGTTCTTTTGTTTGTAATTTAGATAAGAGTTATGACGAATTAGTTAGATGGTTTTTAAAATTTGGGTATTCTATAGAAAAATATATTCCAAAAGAAATAAAGGTTCTTGATAAGAAATATTTAATGTTATTTCTGAATGCTTATTTAAAGGGAGATGGAACAGTTGGTAAGAATTATACCGGGAAGAATGGTAAGAAAATAGGTGGTGTAAAAGTTATTTTTACTTCATCTAAAAAGATGGCTGATGATCTTTGTGAGGTTGTTTTGAAATGTGGGTATTCTCCATCTTTGAGGGAACGCAATGAAATTGGAAAAGTTTCTTTTAAAAAGGATGGTTCTAAAATTATTACAAAGCATTTACGATATATTATTGGTATAAGCAAAAAAACAACAATTAAGAATATTAATAAATATTTTAATAAAATTCAATGGTCTGGAGAAGTAGGTTGCCTGGAAGTAGAAAAAAATAATACACTCTTTATTCGTCGTAATGGGAAAATGATTTGGAGTGGGAATTGTCGTCATTGCATATCCCTCTATTTAACTGGTGGGATAGGTAGCAGGCCGAGGATTTTTACTGTTGCTGAATTGCTGGCTAACGGAACTAATATAGGACGTAAATCTAAAGACTGGAAACCAGTCTTAGGAACTGTCCATCCATTTTGTAGGTGCGATTTACGGTTCATTCCACCGGGTTACGAATGGGATGAAGATAGTAAGAAGTTTGCCCCTAAACCCTCAGAGAATCGTGTACAACGTAAGAGCAAGGTGAAGATCACCGTTGGAGATTTGAATTTTGAGGTGTAATTGTTGAGAGAATTTTATGTATATTAATAGTCAAAATATTCAGATATGATAAACTTGAAGAAATTCTTTAATCTGCAGAATGAAGCTGAAAAGGTTGCAGATTATATGTCTCTATATGATCGCAGGAAAGCGCTCTTAAAAGAAGCGGACGTTCTGGGTGACAAATATGCCATACAGAAGTCTATGGAGACTTCCATTTCGGACAATGGTTTAATTGATCCGACAAAGTACAAACGGTTCATGAAAGAGCACACTGATAAAGTGGTTGCAGCATGTAACGAGATGGCTTCTATTGAGAAGTCTATGGCTAAATTAGAATCAGACAAGGAATGTTCTGAAGCCATTTTGGATACTAAAGCTATACTCGTGGCCCGTGATGGTTATGAACAAGGCGTTATTTCCAAGGCACTTTATTTTGAAATCATGAAATCCAAACAAGGGGAAACCCGGTTTGCGGACACTCTTGTATTTAACGATAAGGGTGAAATTCTTCTGTTACAGCGACTGGATTCCGAGGGTGGGTATACTGGCCTTTGGGGTTTGCCCGGTGGACATGTAGAGCCCGGTGAAGATTTTAAGGATGCAGGGGCTCGGGAACTGTTTGAAGAAACTGGTTTAATTACTAATCGGGAAAATCAGATGGGGCATATTGTTCAGTATGATAAGATGGGTGAGTACCGGAAAGACGGGGTTTATATAGAATATTTCTGTGTTCATGTACACGGAGATAAGGAACCTCTCGTTTTAAATAGTGAGGAACATGCTGCTTCGGCATGGGTGCCTCTTTGCCAGTTGGATCAATATAAATTTGAGTATGAAAATGCCAGAACCAATATTGAGAAATTAACCGGGATGGATTCTATGAAGAAAGCAAATACGATCATTAAGAGCCTTCAAGACGGGGTTCTTTCACCTATTGCGTTCCAAGAAATTTGTCGGAATAATCCAGATATTGTAAAGGCTGCTAACAAACATTATTTCTCAGGTAAAGAACGGGAGAAATTAGCGGATGAGGGGGAAGCCATGCCAGACGGTTCATTCCCTATTCGTAACGAGCAGGATTTAAAGGATGCTATTCGTTCCGTTGGCCGTGCTAAAAATGAAGCAAAGGCAAAAGCATGGATTAAGAAACGTGCTAAAGAAATGGGTAAGACGGATTTGCTTCCCGACGGATGGGTTGAAAAAGCCGTTGGAGCAGGTGCTTCGGATAAAGGTTCTGGAGAATCTCTTGATCCGGATATTAAGAAATGTGATTTGGGTCCGGAAGGAATTGCGAAGGCCCTGATGGGGGCTATTGGTGCTGCTGGCGAACATGATCAAAATGTTGTGGCTTCTGTTGCTGAGTTTGCGGACAGTATATTTAAGGCCCAGAAAACGGGGTATTATTCTGATAATGCTGTGAACCGTAAAATGGGTCGAGTAGGACAGAAGTACAGTAAGGATAAACAGCCTGAAGATGTAGAAGGAGAAAAGGGTAAAAAGGATGATTCTGATTATGATAAACAAGCAAGAGAGGCTTCTGATGGTGCATTAAAAAGAGCTGCTCAGTCTCTTGCTACTCCTTACCCAGTAAGACAGGCAGCAGAAAGAGAACTTGGACGAAGAAAGAAAGAGAAAAAAGGCGGTAAAGGTTCTGGAAATTCTTTTGTCTTTGAAGATGCTATTTTTGAGGACGAAGAAATGGTTGCTTCTGCTAAGAAACAAGGCATTGATATTAAGGAAGGAAAAGGCGGTGTTTCTTTAGTTAGTGGGGATAGAGAAAAGGTAAAACAATTTTATAGAGAATTGCTTGATCCAGAAGAAAGAGATGATTTTGATGCGGAATTTGATGCTGGCTCTTTTGATTCTAAAGAAAAACCAAAGAAAGATAAAAAATCTTCTGGGAAAACTGAAACTTTTATTTTTGAGGATTCTATTTACGAAGATGACGATGCTGTGGCAGATGCTAAAAAGCAGGGGGTTGAAATAAAAGAAGGTAAAGATGGTAATACGATTGTCACTGGAGAACGTGAAAAGGTGAAAGAATTTTATCATCAACTTTTAGACCCTGAGGAACAAGAAGATTTTGATTCAGAATTTGAATCTGGTTCTTTTGATTATAAAGAAGAAGAGGGTGCAAAAGCAGTTGAGAAATATAATGTAAAATCTCTTAACAAAGAATTTCGTGATCTTGGAGTTAAATTTGTTAAGGAAGATGAAGGGTTTTTTGGGAATGCCAGACCAAAAGGCGGTGACCCTGGCCAGGAGGGGTATAAAGGAAAAGGTGGAACGGAATGGGCTATAACTTATGATGTGGATAATGGGTTTGAAGTTTTTGAATTGAGTTCTGGGGATAGTTGGGATAACCTTTCTTTGGTCGAAGCAAAATATAAACTTTTAGAAGGTGGAGTTAAGAAATAATGAAGGATAGATTTAATTTTTGGCTTGACCTTGATATATCTAAGGGTGTGTCTGGAGCAAATACAACTGAAGAGGATCGGTATAAAAACATGATCTTTGAGGGGATTGCTTCGGACAACTCTACGGATATGGAAGAGGAGTCTATGGACCCAGCCGGATTTGAATTGGATTATTTTTTGAAAAACGGGTATTTCAATTTAGATCACCTACCTACACGCAGCCCCACCAATAAATCACGTTATTGGATTGGTGAACCTTTGGAAGCAAAAATTGTAGACGGTAATAAGTTTTACGTCAAAGGTAAATTGTGGGAGAAATCTCCAGAGGCCCGTGCATTTTGGGACAAGTGTTTAGAGATGCGCGAAAGTGGCAGCCAGCGTAAGCCGGGGATGTCTATAGAGGGTAAGGCTCTTGAACGTGATAAGAAAAACCAAAATAAGATTACAAGGGCTCTTATTACAAACGTGGCTTTGACTTTTAATCCCGTTAATGGTAATTCATATATGGACATTGTAAAGGGTGTCCAGAAGTCAGATTATGTGGATTATGAGTTTGAGTCAGAAAAGCCTTTTGCACCGAACACCCCTATTCTTGAATATGACCGTGATGGGTATCATATCATTATTGACCGAAATTTCCGAGTTATAGCGACTCCGATCAATGTAGGTAAGGAATTGTCCACTTTCTATAAACAATTCCAAAATAAGGTCATAAACGAGAGAGTTTTGTGTGATTGTGTGGAAAAGTTGGGAGAAAAATTTGTTTTTTGACAAATCTATTATTATATTAACGGAAACTAATTAATTAAATGTTATGGAAGGATTAGAAAAGTATGCAGACGTTGAGATTGTAAAATCGCTGCGTGGTGCTGGCTTTAGCGATCAATATATTCTCGGCATGATTGAAAGTGGTGGGATCGATATTGAAAAAGCGATGGCATGTGACAAGAAAGAAGTCATGAAAGAAACGAAGAAAGAGGAAGAGATCGAAAAGGGTAAGAAGCTGGAAAAGAGCGACGAACCTGAAAAGAAAGAGGAAGATAAGGAAGAGGAAAAAGAAGAAAAGAAGGAAGAAAAAGAAGAGGTTATGAAGTCCGTTGTGGAAGCCATTACCAAAGGTTTTGAAGCCCTTTCTTCTAAGATCGACGCCCGTTTTGAAGGTATTGAGAAATCGGTACATGGTCAGGAAACTCTGTTGAAGAGTATCGGTGATCAGGCCCCCGCATTCCGTGCTCCTGTTTCGGCTGCTGCACTTTTGCAAAAAAGTATGGAAACGGACGAAAAGGGTAAAATGGAAGTGAACATTGTTTCTCAACGCCCTTTGGCCCGTCAGATTTTGTCTGACGCTATTAGCCGCGAAAAAAATGAGGATATCAAGAAGTCTATGATAGACGATACCAAAAACTTCTTGACCAATCCGGACTGCCATATGATCGGCGAATCAACCGCTCGCCTGATGTATGAACGAGGAGTAAAATTTACTAATTAATTGTTAAACAAGAAAAATCTTTAAGTGTATGGAATTATATGATTATTCGGCGGGTGGTGATTCCAACCGTTTCTTAGAAAGCATTCAAGCCCAGGATATTCTTAAGGCCATGGAAGCAGGTCTGGAAACTGGTATGCAGTATAACGACCAGATCAACAATGGTGGTGGCTTGAAGGTCGAATCGCTCGACCCGGTATTGAAAGTTCTTGAAAACCGTCTGAATCAGTTGGTTTTCCTGATGGAGATGCCGAAACAAAAAATTACGAACACCGTTCATGAGTACAATCAACTGTATAAATACGGTCAAGATGTTGGTATCTTTAATCTTGAAGGCGAAACCCCTCAGGAAACGGATAGCCAGTATCGTCGTAAATCCATCGTAACGAAATTTATGGGCGTTGTGGGTCAGGTTACTCACCCTGCTATGTTAGTTGCGTTGGCTGGTGGTATGAATATGTATACCAAGGAAGTGGAAAATAAGACGGTTCTTTTGCAGACCCTTATTGACCAACGCCTTGTAGACGCTGACAGTTCGAAGATCGACGCTCAGTTTGACGGTGTATTCCGTCAGCACCTGACCGGTATCAACGATATCTATGGTGGTATGCAGGGTAAAACCTCGGAACAGGCTCTGGACGCTTACTTCGGTGACGTTGCAGTTATCAACGCTGACGGTGCCGTTCTGAACGACGCTCTGGTAGAAGATGCTGCTCAGGCTGTCGTAAACGACCGAAACGGTTATATCGACCGCATTATATCGAACCCGGTTGTCTTTAACGATTATGTAAAGGCATTCCACGAAAGTAAACGAGTGATCGTTGGTCTGGGTGGTTCGGTTACTGGTGCAACTATGGGTCAGTCGGTAAACGACATTACGACTCAGTTCGGTAAAGTGGACGTTAAGAACGATAAGTTCTTCGATATCCGCACCCCTCGCAAGTTGGGTACTGGTAAGACCTTTGACAAGGCTCCAGACGCTCCTATTGCTGACACGTCGACCCCGATTGCAGTAGCTACCGACACCAAGACGAAATTCGGTACGGCTCATGCTGGTACTTATTTCTATGCCGTTGCTGCTGTAAACCGTTACGGTGAGTCTGCTCTGACTCAGATCAATATGAGTGCTCAGGCTGTTACCGCTACTCAGTCGGTTACGCTGAAATTTGCTGCTGCTACTTCTGGTAGCTATCCGGCAGAGGCATTTACGATCTATCGTACGGTTAAGGATGTGACCGATGCAAGTGTTGCAGAATTCTATCCTATCTTCTCTGTTTCTGTTGCTGAACTGGCTGCTGGCTATGACGGTGCAGGTGCCGGAGAAGTTCACGACCGTAACCGTATCATCGCTGGTACGAAATCGGCTCTGGTTTACGTGAACGACGCTCAGACCATGGAGTATGTTCAAGTTGCCGACACCATGAAGATGGATTTTGCTATCACGGCTCCGAGTCGTCGGTTTGCGATCCTGAACTATGGTACCCCGGTTGAGTATCAACCCGGTAAGATTTGCCGAATCGTTAATATCGGCCGTCCTGGGTTAGTTTAAGGTTAATAAAAAGGGCGGGTATCTATGACGATATTCGCCCTTTCTTTTTCTTATAAAATTGAAAATTATGAAACTGTATTCGGAAAAATACGCAGGTCAAGAAATTGTTTGTGGTAAACACAAGCTGAAATTCGTTGGGGGTGTTGTAGAGGTAGAGGAATCTGTTGGTAAGAAAATTCTTGCTGAGGGGTATGCAAATATTTACGCTGAGAAGCCAGTTGTAAAGACTTCTACTGAGAAATTGCTCACAGAAGATATGCAGAAACTTGTTGATCAGCATCAGTTGGAAGTGACTGGTCTGAAAAATTCTATCAAAGAAAAAGATCATAAGATTGAATCTTTGGAGAAAGATCTTTTAGAGTGGAAGCGTCTGTGGGAAGAAGCCGAGGCAAAACTGAAAGCCGTTACAACTCCATTACAGGAGAATCCTGCGACTCAAGTTCCAGAACAAGCAAATGCTCCGCAGGAAACAAAACAAGAAGAACCTGCCCCCTCTGCTGAGGCGCAAGAGAGTTCTGCCGAAACAAAAGAGGAAGAAAAACCTCTTACGTTAGAGGAGATCAAAGAAACGCTTATGGATCTTTCTGCGACGAAAATTATAGAGTATCTCAAAGAGGTAGGGTTGTACGTTGAGGAAGATAAACCGGAACGCATGAAGAAAGACGAACTGGTCGCTTATGCTGCACAAAAAGCATTAGACGCTCAGGCTGTGGAATAACTAATTAAATATCAAAAATGCCGACACTGAATATAACAGTCAAGTATCGGGTGAATACAGGGATTATACTTACTCCGGCAGAAGTATTCTCCCTGTATTTGTATGGGATTGACATTACTTCTTTAGATGGGGAAGCGTTCTCTGATTCAGCCATGGAATTCTATATCCGTTCGGCCCAAAGAGAAGTTGAGAATTTCTTTAATCTCCGTTTTAAGAAGCAATTGATAGAGTATGAGAATACCAGTTATTATCGTGATGATTACTGGCAGAACTTCCCTATAATCCGTACAAGATTCCCGGTGGAAAAACCCCTGTCTTTGATAGGGATGTTGAACAACATAGAACAAATCATATACCCGGAGTCGTGGTTACGTTCTAATGACAATAGTAACGGGGTACGGCACCGAAGAATTTCGGTTGTCCCTACTGGTGCATCCACCGTGCAGGCGAATGCAAACGTCATCTTGACTGGTATTACAAGTCAGTTAGGTATGCAGCGATTTACCAATATTCCCGACTATTGGGATTTCCAGTATACGACCGGATTTGATTTGGATGATTTACCTTACGATTTGATGAATGTTGTGGGGAAGATTGCCACGTTTGGTCCTCTCGGGATTGCTGGTGACCTTATTCTTGGGGCTGGTATTGCTGGACAGTCATTAAGTGTGGACGGGTTGAGTCAATCCATAAGTAGCACAGCCTCAGCAACTTCGAGTGGGTATAACGCCAGGCTTCTCCAATATGAGCGCGAGTTAAAAGCTACTATCCCGAGGATAAAATTGATTTATGATGAAATCAAGTTAGCAGTTTTATAATGATTTGTTATATCTATAAAATTACTTGCCTATGTGGTTCATTTAAAGACCACTATTATATCGGACAAAGACGATATAAGGGTAAGGATGTAGATATGGATCGTTATACTGGTTCTGGTAAGTTGATTAAAGATTATTTCAAGAAGTACGGATTTAATGGAACGTATGTAAAGCAGATTTTAGAGATAGTACCTACCAAGGAATTACTCAATCAACGCGAGAAGATTTATGTTGGAGATTTGTGGGAAATTGACCCTTTGTGTTTGAATCTGTGTGCTGGTGGTTATTCCCCCGGATGGTGTGAAGAATCTCGAGAAAGACTTTCAATTTCTCAAAAAGAATATTGGAAGAATCACTCTGTTTCTGAAGAAAAGCGTAAACGTTTGTCTGAAATGTTTAAGGGTGAAAATAATCCTTTCTATGGAAAGAAACATACCAAGAAAACAAGAGAAAAGATGTCTTTGAACCATGTTGATTTTTCGGGAGAAAACCATCCTTCTTGGGGAAAGAAAAGAGATCAAGATTTTTGTAAAAGAAATCGGGAAAGGGTTTTAAAGTGGCATAAAGATCATCCAGGTGCTTTAGCTGGGGATCGGAATCCATCTAAAAAGCAAGAAGTCCGGGATAAGATGTCAAAATCTAAGAAAGAATTTTACAAAAATAATCCATCCGCTATCTTATCTATTAAGAAGATGAGAAGTAAAAGAGTTCATCTTAGTGGCAATGGGTTGGAAAAAGATTTTGATTCTATCCAAGAATGTGCTATATTTATAGGGTTATCTCCAAATAGTAGGAGATTGATTTCTGATTGTTGTTTGGGGCGAAAAGATTCTTATAATGGGTATAATTTCAATTTTATAATATAATGGCTGGCGAAAAGAAACCATCGGTGATTCAGCAGCAGCCGAATCTAACGAGAACTCCTCAAGTTTATTTTAAACCAAGAGAGTTCAATAATGCCTTGTTTGCTCACGGATATTGGATCGTGAGTGAACGGGCTGTCCGTTGCCCGTGTTCTTCTGGTGGTATGGGGCCTCATCCTACCTGTGAGAATTGTGGTGGAGTAGGGTTCTTTTATATTGAACCGCGAGAATGCCGGGCGTTGATCACGTCTCTTAACCGGGATACAGAATATCGGGAATGGTCTCCAGAATTGATTGGTGCCGTAAATGTGACAGTAGAGGATTCTCAAAGAGAGGTTATTGAGTTTTATAACCGCATCACCCTGAAAGAAGAATTTACGACGTTTTCGGAAACTTTGAAATTGAATGTTTCTGGGGATGAAGGGTGGTGTTTCTGTACATATGCACCTATCCAGTTTTATGGAGTGTATGTATTTGTTGCAGATAATCAGCCGTTAGTAAAAATTTCAGAGGCTGCATATTCGGTATCTACGGATAACAAATATTGTGTCAAGTTTGATATGACACAATTTCCTGCAGAGTTTGTAAATTATTCTATATCTGTATCTTATAAGCATAGGATTGAATATAAGATTATAGATGTTCCTCATGAGGTGCGTTCGTCTTTGAAGCAGAGCACGAAAGGTTCTTTTGAACAAATCAAGATGCCTTTGCAGGGCGTTGCAAGGCGTTCTCACCTTATTATCCAAGATCGGCCAAATTATGATGGGGGCGGGGTGATAGAAAATGATACCTATTAACATAGATTTAACGGATGTAGTAAAGGAATTTGCTCTTTCCAAGGAACAAAGTGCTGACCTTGGAAGGAGCATTATTGACAGCATTGCGTATGAGTATATGTATAATTGGGAAAACCTCGTCAATGAAAAACTGAAGAAAACCCGTAAGGATTACAAACGAGCCATGTATATGGATCGTGTAAGTGAAACAGAGGTTGTATTCGGTTTAAGTAATAACTCGGATAATCCTCTTCCTATGATGGTTGAGGATGGGGCTTCTCCGTTTGATATGAAGACCGGATTTGGGGAATCAGATAAGAGGAAGATTACGGAGAATGGCTGGTACCTTACGATTCCGTTTCGGCATGCAACCTCAGACGCAGTAGCAGAATCAACGTTGTTCGCTTCTACAATGCCTCGGGAAGTTTATGATATTGCAAAGGGTGCGACGGCACCTCTTAAAATTAGCGATTTACCGGAGCAATATAGAGTTAAGGGGGTTCGTCAAGAGATACGTACTGAAGATAAGATTTGGGGAGAATATAAGCATAAAACGGCTCAATACGAGGGGCTGGTTCGTGTAGAGACAAGTTCTGGGAATGAGAAGAAGCGGGGTGGTTATTTTACGTTCCGCAGGGTAAGTAATAATTCAGACCCGAATAGTTGGATTCATCCCGGATTTCATGCGTTGCATTTAATGGATGATGCAGTGAATATTTCCAGGATTCCAGCGGTGGCAGATCAGGCAATTGATAGTTTCTTAAAAAGTATATAATGGAAATAATTCGGGTAAAACAAATATTAGAGGCTGGGTTAGAGTATATCCGTACGGATTCTTTACAGGCCACTACTCCAGAACAGGAGAAGGAAACATGGCTTTACCAGTTATTAAACGGGGTCCAAGATGGTTCTTATGATTTCTATGAGCAGGCAAAGAAGATATTTTTGCGAGGCCCAAAGGATTCTAAGAGGTTGAGGGTGGCATTGGAATTCCCAAAGGATGTCCAGATGTGTCCGGTTATTGTTTTGCGGGAGCCGTCCCGGGATAATGGGGATAATGCCATAGGCCGGGAAACTGGTGTAGAGATGCCACAAGTTGTTCAAAGACCTTCAAGTAGCAGGTTTGAATTCTTGGATGGAAAGGCATTCAATTTTGAGGTGATTTGTGTGAGTGTAAATATGATAGAAAGTATCCTTCTTTCCGAGGTTATCTATTCGTTTTTTGTGGGGGCTTACAATACTCTTGCACAGAGTTACACGTCTATTTCGTTTGGAATGAAAGAGCTTATGGTCAATACGCAGATAATACCTTTTCCGGTGTTTTTGCGATCAATTACGCTTATGTTACGGACACAATATTCAATCCCTTCTATTGAGAAACAAGTGTTCTTGAATAAGGTTGAGTTTGACTGGCCTAACATTATTCCAGAAAACGGGTAGAATAATTTTTAATTTGACGAAATTTTTACTATATTATCAGATAATAAACAGAAAAACATTTTGAAGATATGGCGACAACTTTCTATTTTAATAATAAACAAGTTACCCTCCCGGGAGCCTATTCGACCATAAAATCAGGTGAACGAAGTGCAGCCAGATCGTTAGATTACGGTCGTTTGCTGGTTATCGACACCGGAGTATTTGGTGCCGGATATGGTGGTGGAGCAGGTATAAGCGGACAGCAAGCCTCTGGACAGAAGGCTATTTACTCGTTCAGTACCCTCTCTGAGTTCCAATCGTTTGTGAAAGGCGGTATGTGGTGGAAGATGGCCGAGGGCCTGTTCTTCCCTGACCCAAATAACCCAGCAGCAGAAGGGATTTCTGAGCTGTACTATGTACGTGCAGCCACGACGACTTCGGCCCGTATGACTTTTACCGCTACTGGTGGTGGAGAAAATGGTGGTACGTTTGCAGTATTTACCAAAGATGAGGGGGTTAATGCAAATGGCGTGAAAGTGGGGAATATCCTTTCGCAGGGTTACGGATATACGTTGGAAGTATCTCCAGATAACGAGAATATGTGGGTGATGAAATTCTGGGTTGGCACCTATACGGGTACGGCTGCAGATGGAATTTCTTATGGAGAAGTAGATCAAGCGAATGCGACTCCTACACTTATTCTTCAGTCACCGGAGTTTGACAATATTGCAACTCTGATTGAATGGGCTAAAACTGATACCAATTTTGGTCTTCGTTTTGTGTTGGACGCAGATTCGTCTAAAGTGGCCGGGACTGGTGAAGTTACTTCCGCTGATGTGAATATTACAGACCCGGCAACTTATATTCTTGCTACTGGTGGGACGGAAACGTATAATTCTACGGATATTGATTTAGTTCTGGAGCAAATTACCAATCTGGACTATAATGCTATCTGTACGGACCAATACGGAGATAATGCAAATAGTTCGGTAACTCGTAAGATATTGCGTCACATTAATAATGTTTCGCAGTTCCGTCGGTTCCTTTGGATAGGTGGTTACGGTACCGAAGCGGAGTTTGATCAGTCTCTTGCTTTGGCGAAGACTTTTAATAGTGAGTTTGTGCAACTGGTACACGGTGATGTCGGTTTGGCTTCTGATTTTTCTGCTGAGGGGTATCGGAAGTGGACGGTTATGTACAATATGTGTGCTATCTTAGGCAGGACGTTAGGTAAGCCACCGTATATCCCTGTAACCAATAAGAGTATCGGTGTAGATATCTTAGTTCACATTCCGTCGGATGCACAGCAGAAGAAAGCTCTTCAGGCTGGTGTTCTGCTTACCGTTCCTAATCCGAATATTGGACGTAATGTTGTTCTTCAGGGGATTAATACCTTGCAGGATAATAAGACGTTATTTAATGGAAACGGCCAGTCCTTCTCTATACAGTTCATGCGTATAGTTGAACAGATCAACCGGGAATTGGTTTACAATGCTGAGGTAGAACTTTTAGGGGATGAAAATGGTGTGAATATTAATACTCTGAGCCCCGGTATTTTGCAACAATGGACGAAGTCTTATTTGCAGTCCAGAGTTGCAACGGAAACTCAAGACAACCTGATTTTGGACTTTGAGAATATCACGGTTACTCGTCAGGAGGATGCGTATTTTGTTTCGTACTACATTCGTGTGAACTCAGAAATTACAAAGATTTTCTTTACGGGATTCATTCTCCGGTAGATCAATGACTTAAGAATTTAACTAAATAGATTATAAAAATGGCAGATTACACTCCGATAACCTTTACAGCCCCGAAAGCCTATATTCGGCTCGGGAATGCTGTTGCTGGGTATGTACGTGGGTTGACCTTTCAAGAGAATATAACTCGTGGAAATGTGCAGGGTTTAGGGAACATGAACAAACAGGAAGTTCCCGCCCTGTCAATTGATTGTACGTTTACGGTTGATCAATTCTTTATTGATTTTGATCGGCCTGAATTGAAAGAAATGGTGAACCGTTACGGAAGCGTTACTCAAGTTCTGAACACGCTTACAATGGGTGAATTCCCGTTCTCGATATTCATCTTCGCTAAAACTATCGTAGCAAGCGACCCGACGAATAAACTGATTACGGAAGTTGACAATACCGGGAAGACGATTGCCAATCTGAACCCTTGCTATGTAAACAATCAATCGTTTACGCTGCAAGAAAACCAGATTTCAGGCTTTAATATTTCTGGTGTTTATCTGAACCCGATTACAACTAAATCGTAATAAAAGACAATTATGGAAACTGCATGGCAATTTGAAATTAAAGGGAAGACGTATAATATGGCCTTTCCGAACGTTGGTCAGTATTATCAGATAGAAGCTATGAAACAGGCTCTCGGCAGGGGATTTTATAATTCCCTGTCGCAAGCCGTTACCGTATCTGCTGCTTCTGCCTGTGATATGATCGATATTGAAGCGACGCTCACAATCTTGTGTCCGGAATTCATTAAAGATTTGATGGTGAAGAATTTTAGCGAGTTGGGCCTCGAGGATTTTACTATGATCCGCAAGGCTTACGTTGATCAAGTAACCCCAAAGCTCAATGAGTTCACCAAAATCCTAATTCCACAAAAAGAGGAACCTAAAGAGAAGGAACAAGAAAAAAAGTAGGCAAATATGACCAGCGAAGAGAGACGGAATTTCCTTATTCGTTGGAATAATAATTTCCCGGTGGACAGGTGGTGGAGGGTTAAACACAATATCCCTTTTATGTCATCAGCTCACCGGGAAATTAATTTCTTGGATCAGCTTTTGGAGTTTGAGGAAGACCAGCTATTTGATGAAATGCTGGCAGCGCAAAAGGAAGAAAACAAGTACGTTCCAAATATAGGAGAATTCCTAAAACAGAAATCACCCGAAGAAATGACTCCCGAAGAACGTCAAGAGGCGTGGATTAGGGAAGCACGGGAAGAATTGGCTAACTTACCAAGCGATATATAAAGAGAATGGCAGGAGAAGATAAGAGAATAAGGGTAACGGCCGACACAACGCAGTTAAATCAACTACGTCAGTCCGCTGTCTCTTTAATGCGAGAACTCGTCAACATAGGGCGGGAGTTCACCGGGATCACTTCTGGAAATATTGAACAACTCCAAAAGGAGATTGATTTATTGGAGCAGCGGAATCGGTTGATGCAGGCACCCACTTCTCCTCAGATTGGTGGGTCTCCTTTGGCCGTCCCTACTGGATCAGGTGGAGATATTCCTGGAAATAGTAATGCGATAGCTCAGATATTGAAAGATATCTTGGATGTTGTTCGGGATATGGGTACAAAACAGCCAGACGATGATTCAAAATATTCTCCTACTGGACGTCAGGTTCGTGGTGGGGGGACTGGTTCTGTTGTTGCTGGTATGGCTGCCAGTATGGGTTCTTCTTCTAATATTTATGAGCTCGCTGCTCAAATGGGGGCTATGGTGTTAGGGGCGATGGGTAATACAATCGGGAAAGTTATGTCGGCTGCTGGTGGTGCAGTTGCACGTTCAGGAAATCCGATTGCTATTGGTGCTGGGGCTGTATTAGGTGGAGCAGGGGCTTTATTTGAAGGTCTTTCTGATCCGGTTGCTGCTGCTGTTGGTGCATTGGCTGGTAAATCTATTAGCCTTGCAGAACAGCATGAGAAGAGTGCTATTGGTATATCTCAGGTCCTGGGGGGTGGCATAGGAAGAGGAATGGGTCGTTCTTGGGGTAATTCTGGTTTATATGCCAGATTAGGAATGAATGTCCAAGAGGGGGCTCAAGCCGAGGCTCAGATTTTATCTGGTGGCCGTGGAGCGATTAGTGATTCTGGAAGGTTATTGCAAATCAGCCGTTCTTATGGAATTGATCCGGGTGCAGTAAATAATTTACAGCAGGTGTCTTCTTATGGACAGGGTACAAATACAGTTTCTCTTTTACAGGAGATTTATGGAACTCTTCGTAAGAGTGGCGCAACTGAAGCAGAAATTCGTACCCAGATGTCAGAATATATGAATTTATATTCACAGACTTCAGAGAAACTTTTAGAGCAAACTGGACAGATAGATGGGTATGGTTTGATGGATATGTTTACGTCTCTTAAGACCGCTACTGGTATGGACGTAAAACAATTGAACCGGGTGTTTGAGAGTTTGGTTGGTGCGAATGGTGATAACAATGATCAGATAAAATATATGAGGATGCAGGTTGCCCGTGAAGTTATGCCGGGTGGCGAAAATGCAACTCCTTTTGAAGTGATGGGCTGGATTCAACAGAATCTTTCGAACCCAGATTTCCAGAAAGCATTTTTAGAATATATGCAGAGAGTAACTGGTGGTCCTGGAACTACTGGATATCAGGCTGCTTTACATAATATGGGAATCGGATATGGAGATATGTTTGATTTTTCCCAGACTGGTAGGGGGGTTCAAGAAATACCTGCTGATCAAATATGGGATATAAAATCAAGAGCTGAAGAAATACCTATTCAGAATCTTGCGGGTAGTGTAACGGCTTCTTCTATTGCATTTAGCAATACCTTTACCAGTTGGGGAGAAAAATTAGTTCCTGTCCTTGATTCTGTTATTGATAACTTTACTAAATTTGTAAAGCAATTATGGGATATTGATTTGACTGGTGGTGGTAGTGGTGAGAAATATGAACGACCTTCTGCTACTGATATTCAAGAAACGGCTGCTAAAATTGATGCCTTGACTGAATCAATACAAGAAGCAAATAAATTGACTCGAGCTCAATTAGCTACTAAATATTCTGTCAGTGCATCAGATCGGCATAATTATCTTAATCAGGTGATTAAGACCTTAACAACAAAGGATGAATAATGTTACAGAATTATCTATATAGAGGAGCGGATAATATTCCTGTTTCTGAATTTGTTAAAGAAAAATTCCCTGAGCAAAAAGAGGGGAAAGAACAAATGACGGATAAGGATTTTTTGAATTTGAAGCCCATACCAGAAGATAAGTCGGATAAGACTTACCGTGATCTCCCAGAAACAACTAATTTTGAAAATATAGTATCTCAATATACTGAAGAAGAAAAGAAGAAATATGAAGTTGAAATAAAGGCTGAAAATCCACCTTACATTAAGCCCGGGACAAATTTGTTATTAGACACAGATTATATGTTTGTGGATATTCAAGATTTGTTTGGGGATCATTCTTTTTTAAAACAGTACGATTATAGTGCTTTTTGGAATAAGAATCATGAGGCTCTTTTGATGGATAAGTTTTATAAGAGCTGGAGGCCATTTAAAGATCGTGATGAGAAAGGTACTTTTATTGGAGAGAAGGGTAAATATGTTCCTTTTGATTGCAGCCTTATTCCGTTAAATGCCAAAGTTTGGATTTATATTCGTGCTTTGGATAAGGTGTTTAATATTACACCATTTTTGGAGTTTGCCTCTACGAATAAAAATGCAGGTGTCGGGGCGTTTAGCATAAATGTTTCTCCGATGCAGTTGTATGAAGCCGATGAAAATAATGTTATAAATTTTTTCGGTGCTATTGGTATTGGTGGGGATAATATTTATATAGAGAATCCTATTATGTATCTTGGTAAATATATGATGGATTTCTTTGAAAATTATGTGCAGCCAAATGATTTAATTTTTATTCGTTTTGAGGAATTGGGGATGTCCGGAACGGATGGAAAAGAAATTTCTGATGCAGCAGAAAAGACTCAATACAAACAGGGGTATTTGAATGGTTATTTTGAAATCCCAAAAAGTAAGCTATCGACTCAGAATGGGGGTACTATTTGGGATATGATTGGGTTAATTGATTCTTGTAGTATAACTCAAAGAAACACTTCTGTAGATAAAACTGTTAGTATTGTCGGAAGGGATTTCACCAAACTTTTGATGGATGATGCCTCTTATTTTATTCCATTGCAATATGTACAGGGGGATCAGGATCATTGGTTATTTGGTGGCAGTACCGGGGATGGGGTTGTTCGTAGAAATGTAATTTCAGGCGATTTTTCTGAATATTGGTTGGCATACGGATTTAGGAAGATTTTAGAGATTTCATCATTTATTATAAATCAATTATCAAATATTGGTATTGTTCCGGATGACCTTTTTTCTTCATTTGGGGATCGCCGTACTAAGAAATATGAGTTAATCGGAAATAGCCGTCTCAAGGAATCTGATGAGGTTGTTAAAGGTGTTTGGCAGATAGTAAATCTTAATGTGGATGAACAATTGGATGAACGTGTTTTGGTGGATGGGTCACTATCTAATTCTCAGGGCACGTTGATTGAGATGCTGAATCGTATTTGTCAAGACCCATTCGTAGAGATATTTGGGGATACTTATACGGATCAATTTGATTTGATTATACGGCAACCACCATTCACGAGAACCGATGTTTATAATGTTATAGATAAAGAGTTATTTATTAATGTTTCTGCTGGTGATGTTTATGAAACTTCTTTAGAGTTTGATGATAGGGCATATTGTATGTACCAACTCCAGGCTCAGAATGCTTTGTTAGGGAATGAGCAGTTTATTTCTATGGTGTATGCTCCAATCGTTTATTTCCCTAAATATGCAGATAGGTTTGGGACAAAAAGGATGCTTATTCCGGATATTTATCTTTCTTGTGATGCAACTCGTTCTGTCCCTAAAGATCGGAATGAAGATGCGTTTCGTAAAGCCTATGTAAACGACTTGTTATTCGCAATAGAGACGACTGTGCATTTACCATTTACTCGTAGAGGTACAATTACGATGAATGGAGATAGAAGGATTAAATATGGGTCATATATTTTATTTGAACCAACTGGAGAATTATTTTATGTTAATGGGGTATCTCATAGTATATCTCTTGGGGAGCAGTTAGATAGAACAACGACTCTTCAAGTGGAGAGGGGGATGTTTATTGATATATTGAAGCAAAATAGGGATTTTGAGATTAAAGATTACGATAGAAATACAGAAATTTATACTGTTGAAGGGGGAGAATTAACGTTACAAAAACCGCCAGTCAATTATAATTATTTTAGTATAGCGAATATTGACCAGATGAAGATTCATATGATGAAATCTGAGAATCTTAAAGGTAAATCTGGATATACTGGTTTGCCGAATTATGGTATGAATGACGAGGTGTTTGATTGGTTTATAAATAGAAAACATATGTCTTATGCGTGGAGTCAGCGAGAAAAGGCAACTAAATAGACCGGATACTGTTGGATTTGGTAATATTCTTATCCCTACTGGTGTAGATAGGGATAAGTTTGTTGCTACCTGTATTCGTAAGAAACGGGTGAGTGTTTTGGATGATCGTGGGGCCGTTGTATATCATCAGTGTTATATAACGAACGAGGCAATTCAGAATGTCTTTTTCCCGGAGAATGTAGGAGAATTAGGCTCTAAAGTTATCTTCACTACAAATATGTACCGCCAGAAGCCGTTCGTCATAGGAACTCTTGATGCGGACGATTACTCTGAGGATAATGGCGAGGGGGAAAAGTTCTTTAGCAGTTATGATAAGGATGGCGGGTTTTTTGTTGGTGGTAGTCCGAAGAAAGGTACGTTATTCTTTAGGCTATTTTCAAAGACCATATCAAAGATTTTTATAAAGAGTTCGGGGAACGAGAAAGCCGAAGTGAATGTAGAGTCTGAAGGGAACGTTAATGTGGCTGCAAATAAGGTGATAAATCTTAATGCCTTTGAGAATTTGCAGATTAATGTTAAGGACGTAAATTCTGATGATGTTGCTACGATTGACGTGAAATCTGGAACGGTTACAATTACTGCCAAACAGACGGTCATAACGAATGCCACACCACAATCGGCAATACCGAATCTTTCTGGAAATTTGAATTGCATTACGAATTGTCCGTTTAACGGGCTTTCACATGGAGTAAATAAGAACATAAAAAAGGGATAATTAATGGCTTCACAATTAGAACAGGATGTAGAGCATCTTAAAGAGACGATTAAGAGTTTATCCAAACCACCTATAAATCTTCGGGCACAGATTGAAGCTATGTTGATGTCTCAACGTGAGATAGCTGAGGAATATACTTATGTGACGAGTGGATATAAGGAACAAGATGAGGCTTCTGGTGGGAATGATGGGCGTAAGACTGCACATTTGATTGTCTATGGCACACCACCGGATTTTGAGAGTTTGGATGATATTGATCCAGATGATAAAACGGTGTATGACAATGCGATGAAATTGGATTCTGCTTTGGGGAATATGTTGGAAGACATGAAGGAACAATTTTTGCAGGCATTGGATGTGTTATCTGCTCAGGCGGGAGCACTTGTTCAGAATGTTGCAGAATTAGGGACGGAAGCAGGTATGGCAGCAGCAGCGACAGCAGGGTATTTAGCAACCATTCCTCCAAATGCTGGGGGTGCTGCATTTGCAATGTTTAATTTCAATGCGAAGATTTTGACTCTCGCTACGTCGCTATCTCCATTAATGATGGCAATATCTCCACTTGGATTTTTACAGTTTTTTGTAGTATCTTCTTCTATATCTGCTGCGGAAGCTGCGATTGATAGTGTAGTAGTGATGATAGATACAAATTTGCAGGCTATTTCTAATATCAGTGTTCCGATGCCGTAATGGTCAAATTGAAAATAAAAACCCGGTTAGGGTTGGCCTTTCATAAAATTTTGACTATATTTATAAGAAAGTTAGGAACATGAGCATTCAAGTATCAACAAATAGATATCAGAGGTTGTTAGGCCAACTCGGAAGGGCTGGCCTATCTGCCTTATATCCAAATGATTTTGAGGCTTATATCATAGGTTTGGAATTGACTACATGGGATGGCAAAACGATTGATTATTTGGCCTTCCCGGTTATGCCTAATTCTATCCAACAAACGGAACCGAAACGCACCACGATCAAACAGACTGGGAATGGTGTTACGGCTCTTACGATTGGTACGTTTACCCCTAAAGAAATTACGATAAGGGGGAATTTCGGCCGAAACTTTAAGATTTTAGCTGGCCGGGCCTTTTCTGGATTCAGTAAGCCGACTTATTCCATCCAGAGTGGAAAACGTACCATAGAATCTCTTCATGATACAAATACAACGGCCAAATTTAATCCTTTTGATTTTGGGATTAAAACTGGTTACGGTGTGACCAAGATGTTGCAGGCAATGATCGATAAAAGTAACGGTCTGGATAGCAACGGGAAGCCGTTTATGTTGTATTTTTATAATATGGCTCTTGGTGAAAATTATCTGGTTAAGATACCACCTAACGGATTCAATCTTAATCAGTCAATGAGCTCTAATATGATTTGGGAGTATTCGTTGACGATGGTTGCAGTTGCCCCGCTGAATTATGTTCTTGGGAATGCAAAATTGAACCAGAATAGATTGACGTTGGCTGCTACCAGTATAGTTCAAACCGGGGTCCAACAAGTTGTTTCAGATATCTTTTCAAACATACTTTAAATGAGTGTTATAACAGATAAATTTTATGAAGTGACAGGGTACGACATAGAGTCGTACTTTAATCGTTTTATAGAGTTTATAAATACTCAGTATCCTAAACTGGTGAATTATTACGAGGGTGGTACTTTGGATGCAGCATCGTTTGATGAGCTCACTTACCTCTTAAAAGAATCCAATAAGATAGAAGGTATTTTTGAAATGTTTAGTGATAACCTGCTGACTTTGGATATGTGGCAGGTTCTGGACACATTTGAGGACGCATTTGAAAAATTGAATACGGCTTCTAATTTGTCCCGGTGGTTAAAGAGCTCACGTGTTTCTATATATTCATCCGAGGTGGTTGTTTCCCAGATGTTGAGGACAGGTGAGAATTTTGAGATGGCTGCATCTAATTATGATAAGCCTGACCCCCAGAATGACTGGGTGGATATTACGGTGAATAACACCATAGCAGAGGATGAATATGATTTGGATGGTGGCACACGTTACAAGATGAATTTCCAGAACAGCGGAACTCATGGTGTAGATAACGTGATCGATAGTCTTGATAATCAGCTTATTCTTGGTAAAGATATTGCAAAGGAATGGGTGATTGAAAAAGATGCTGATGGGGTGTGGGATTTGCGTACAGTAAAATTCCAAGAAGCATGCAAACAAGCGTTCGGAATATTGACCAGCACGATGCAGGGGGATATTCCAGAGTTCGTGGATTTGGGTATCACTAAAGAGTTGATAGGGTCAAGTCAGGCGATGATAGAATATCCAATCTTATTCAAGAACCTTTCTAATTTGTTTGCTACTGATAGCCGTTGGAAGGATTTGCGGTTGATGGAAATGAGTATAGTGGAAGACAGTCTGTTTATTGAGGTGCAGGCGACCACGATTTTAGGAGAAAAGTATACAACGAATATTCCGTTATCTAATTCAAAATGATTACAAAGTTAAATAATACGATATCAAATCTTAAGAGTCTGTTCATAGAAACGTTTTTGAACAAGACGAGTAAGGTGTCGGATGTGAGCGACGGTTCTATTACGAATGCAACGGCTCACGGTGCTGCGAAGTTGGCACAGAAGACAATCAAAGATGTGGCGATCGTAGAGGCCCAAATTTTTCCAGATACTGCCTCTGGCGAATACTTGGACCGTGCTGCACAGTTATTCGGTGTATCTCCCCGAAAAGGGGCTTTACAGTCTTCTACATATGTGAGGGTTCGTGCAGAGGGTGCAGCAACATATTCGGCCGTTGACGGTTCCTATTTTGTGAACATGAACGGGATTCGTTTTAACATTTTGGGAGATGGGGTTGTGCTGTCTATTCCGGCTGGTGGTGGCTATGGATATATCCCCGTTGTAAGTGATATGACCGGGTCTATTACCAATGTTGCAGCAAATACGATCTTGACAATGTCAAATCCTCCGTTGAATCATGTGGAATGCACCAATGAATATCAGGCGATAGGTGGTCGGGATGAAGAAGATGACGAAATGTTCCGTCGCCGGATCAAGAATAATAACAACGTTTTGAGTGCAACAACGGCTCAGAAACTGTTGCAAACCATGCAAGAGTTCAACCCAAATATCTTAAAGATATTGAACACGGGGTTAAATGAAGAAGATTCTATCCATATTCTGGTGGCGACTCAAAATGGTGCATTACTTACTCCAGATGAGTTGAAAACTTTGACGAACCAGATATCCCCTTATTTGTCTCTGGCAGATTTGGACTTGTATGGTAATTCCATCGGTGTGGATTTAGCGAATTTTGGATGGTATTTCGTGGGAAGCGGTGCGAATATTGATGATGGTACTGGTGTGGATTTCCGGGTTAGTTTAGACTCTACTTTGGATTCTGAAGATATTCGTCAACGTATCCAGATTTCTATGACGAAATATTTGGATTTCCGTAACTGGGAACCGGGAGATAAAATCAAATGGGATGACCTGCTGCGTATTGTTAAGAATACTTCTGGAGTGATAGAGTGCCCAAATACTTCGTTTTACCCAAATACGGATGAAACTCCGAACCCCTACCAGTTACCGAGGATAGGGAAATTCATTATGAGAGATTTAGGTGGAAGAATTATGTATACGGATCAATTGACTCCGGTATTTTACAGCAATTAAAAATTAAAGATAAGATGATTAAATTACCTTTAGATCAAAATGGTTATCCGGTGCTAATTTTAGGGATCGGAGAATGTCAAGATAGTACCGGGGGGAAGATAACTCCAGTAGGAGATGTAATGCGTTTGGCAGCTAATGCAGCCTCACGAATTTGGTACTATCCCTCTACAGAGGTAAAGGTTGGCCCGGGAATGTTGTTACCCGGAGGAGCGATTGAATATTTCGCTATTACAACTGGATGGACGCTTGAAATTGAAGGAGACGTAAATGTAATGACTCTGTAGGGATGAAGCAGATGATTTTCATAAACTGCATGATCTCTGGATTTGTGTCTATTTTCGCCCCTATCCAATATCTCTGGCTGTGGATGGTTGCTTTTACGATGCTGGATTTTTTGACTGGGTGCTGGGCTGATCTTCGTAGAGAACACAAGAAAGGGAACAAGTGGTATTTTCAGAGCGATAAAGGATGGTGGACGATCATAAAAGTTACGTTTGAGATTGTTGCCGTTTCTGGTGTATGGATTTTAGAGAATCGCCTGATTGGAAATCATGAACCGTATTTTACAAAATTTGTAACGGTGTTTATTTGCGGAATTGAGTTTTGGTCATTTCTGGAAAATGCTGGGGATTTGTCAGAGGCTGCTATATTTAAGAAGATAAAGAAATTTACGATAAGTAAAGTTTCTCAGGAGATAGGGTGTGAAGAGGAAGATATAAAAGAGTTGTTGAACGACGAAAAATAAAGAGAAAGATGCCTAAACGGGTTCCAGTACATACAGTCTATAATAAGACCGTTTTTTCTCGGTTCTTTGCTTCGGATAGTCCTGAGGTGATGAAGTGGGCGAATAACGTGTTGGAGAAAGTAAAGTCCAGCGGGATTTTACCTATTTATGTAGACAAGAATACTGATGATTATTCGGAGTTTTGGGGGGCGTTGTGTGAGTTCTTTGCCTATATTGTGATATATGCTAGGCAGTATAAACATGTCCCAACACAGCCGATATTATTCAGGGAATTCCTGGATCAGCGTGGATTGGTGACTACTGGTGTGAATACTAATGGACACCGACAAGAATTGTTTAAGAATTTTATGGATGAGTTTGCCAAACGAGGCACTCTCCAGATATTCTACCGAGCCCCGTTTTATGTGTATCAGGGCGAGTATGCTACTGCTCCAGCAAACCCTCATGATAAATACGCCTATTGGAATACCGAAGAGGAACAGGGGTATATGTATAATGAGGAAACCGGGGAATGGGAACCGATCACATTAAATGACGGAGAGTTTTTACGGTTGATAGGTTGTCAAGATAACGAGGAATTTATTGCAGCCCTTTTGAATCCATCTAATACAGGATGGTGTATAGGTTGGAGTTCCCCTACATGGGATACGACCCAGACGATTTTGAATGTCAATAAGGATTATGAAAATACGATTGACGTTGAAGATATAGAGAAATATCCTGTTACGAGTGGCGTTGTAAAATCAGCCCCGTTTGGTGTTAATATGTTGGAATTTTCTGGTTCAGGCGATGTCGGTATACAATATGACGGTAAGACCGATAAGATGCAATTATGGGCCTTTGAATTGGATTATGAAATTTCGTTCCGGTTTATGCCTATGGAATCTCAGGTTACGTTGGATTTTGGGGTGGATGCTTATCATTTGGGGGTTGATGGAAATAATATTCCGCAGTTTATAAAGATAACGAATGGCTTGCTGAGTGCAAAAGACGGTTCCTGGTTGGATTCATTTTCTGGTGGATTCCAAACGTTTAATGTAACACCTCAGGAAGAGTATTGGTTTAGGGGGGTGATGAAGAATACTTCTGCTTCTATAGATGATGAGGCATGTTTGAATTTTCCAAATAGTACACCATTGATTGCATTTCCGGTGATGACGAATTTTTGTCCACGGATATTGCAGAGAAGGACTTCCAGCTCTCAACCGTTTTATGTTTATGATTTAAAAATAAAGCCGAGATTATTACCGTTTACACAAGGATATTTCGGTAAGAAGAATATTATATTGGTATACGGGCCAAATAATTCTAAGTTATCTACTTTAGAGGTGGAAAATTTTACTAAAGATAATTTATTTAGTTATCGTAATTTGTTAGTATTTAATAAGTTGGGTAGTAACAATTACTTGAATATTTTACCCTTCTCGATAGAACTGAATACCGCTGGTGACGCGCAAGAGTTACAGATCGTGAGCAATACTGAATGGAAAATTACATAAAGTCGTAAGATATGTCAAAATTGAATATTTACAGAAATACGTTTCTGGAAAAAGAGGAATTGAACAATTTCCAAAATTTTTTGAGTCGAACGGTTGCTCTCAGTGTTATATCCGAGGCTTCTATTTCGTTTGGTATTGTGCCCCCTGGAAATGGATCATACGATAATTTTACGATTACGGTGTCTGATCCGAGTGGAGTCATTTATGTAGTTGGTGGATTAATCTTTGATTCTAATCATAGATTGGTTGACGTACCTAATCAGGAGATGAATTGCCCGATAGGGACAACATGGTTGGAAGTGGGATACCAGCAAAGGAATTATGAGGACGGATATGTTAAAATCGGTTCAGATGGTTCTATGACTGTTATGGCTGGTGGTAATATAGATTTTACGACCATCCTACGTGGACAGGCAGCGAATACTCCGGTTGCAGTACGATTCTTTAAGGGGTACGATAGTGCAGGTAAAGAAATTGCTGCAAATAACTCTGGAATTTACGAGGTACGGACGGTAACGAACGCAACTATGGCTTCTATCGTTTCGTCTACTGTTCCTCCTGTAAATGAGGAAAATCTCCGGATGATCGTGCTCGGTACAATACCGATGAATTACGATTTCTCGGATGACCAGAAAAAGGGGCTTTATTCTTACGATAGTTATGTGTACAAATTTGTACCCGAGGTTATTGATGGTCAGCAGCCAAATCATCAGATAGATGGTGGAATTTTTATTAATCGGATTATTGCTACTGGAACAACCGTTGCTCTGAATGACAAAAGATCTGATTATTGGGGGTTAGGTGCGATGAGTGGTGCTGCTGGTGGTGATTTAGATGGTTCCTATCCGAATCCAACTATAAGAAAAGGTGCAGTGACCGCCGATAAAATTGCTCCTAATGCGGTTCTTTCTGCAAATATAGCAGATGGGGCTGTTTTGGGTTCTAAGATCGTGAGGAATGCGATTTCTACTGACCATTTACAGAATAAGAGTGTTACTCAAGCAAAACTCGCTGACCTTTCGGTAGGTGTAGCACAGTTACAGAATAATTCTGTTATTACGGACAAAATTGCAGATAATGCAGTTACGACGGCTAAAATATATCCTAAAAGTATTACAAAGGATAAGCTCGCTGACGGCATATTCCAGGAGAATATGTTTGATTATATATTCCAGGGCCAGAATAAAACGGTTGCCGGGTGGCAAAATGATTTTCAGCAGGCAAAGAATATCCTTGTGAAGAAGGGAACGTGGGATTTCGAGGCCGATACGAACCTGTTATTTTCTTCGGATGTTTTGATTTTCTTTGAGGTGGGTGCCCAATTTATTTGTACACTTACTGCGGACAATACGGCATTCATGAATTTCACAGGGATCACCTCTACGATAATAAATGGCAACATTGCTGTCGCAAATACAGGCGGTGGAACGAATACTGCTGTACAGGGGTTGAAAGCCGGGTTCAATATGTATGTGGCAAATAATGGCCCTGGATCGTTGGTAGGGTACCGGAAATGTAGCAACCTTTACAGCTGCCAGATGAAAGTCTCCTCTAATGGTGGTAATGCGTATTGTTTCTATGAATGTAATAATCTTTACAATTGTTTAGCAGATGCAGGAACTTCTTTGGCGACTGGGTTCTATGGAGTAAATGCGAATGGGACAGGTATGTATCTGTCAGGGTGTTCTTATATTGGGTCATCTATTGCTTTTAATGGGTGTACGCAGATGAATCTCTGTGATGGTGGTGCAGGTACAATTTCTGGATGCAAAGGGGTGATGTCGTGTAAAGCGACTAACTTTACAGCAAGTTATCCGGGTATTAATTCTACGACGAATGCCTGTGAGGATACGGCTAATGGTGGGTATAACTGGAAATATGGCACGACACCACCTGTTCCACCACTTACAGCTATTACGATTTATTTGCATATGGAATATAATTATCCAGAACCCCCCTTTGTGTTTCCAACTCAATTTTGGGTTATTTCCAGTGAATCCCCGGATTCACATATAAATTTAGGAGGGGGGCAGGCACATTTTGAATATACATATCATTTTGATTCAACTGCCGAGTCATTTGATCATACATTTTCTATTTATGGAACTAATACAAAATCAGATATTATGGAATATGGGGGGAGTACAGATATAACTGGAGGAATTGAGGCTCATATAGTTAGTGCAGGTTGTTATGTTGGTGGAAATCAAGTTTCGGAATATAATGGTTGGAAAATTACTATAATTGCATCTTAATTATGGCATTTAGAAAAATATTAGGTTATAAGGCGTATAGTCGGATGGGAGCAGGAACACCATCTGTTCCACCCTATACTCCTGTGAAATGGGTTAAGGGAACAGGGTCTGCAATAGATACCGGGATAAAACCGACAATCAATACAGAAGTATATTTTGAGTTATTTATTCCATCAAGAAATTCTGGAAAATATATGAGCTATGAATTTGGTAGTGAGAACCCAAATTATAGCCCCAGCGAAATTAGATCTTTTTCATTTCAGTATTTTACTGAAGCGAATTCCACCGGGTTTATTGATACAGATTTTATTTATTATTATGGTAATAAGTGTAAAGTTGGGGTTAGTAAGCCGAATGGTGGTCAAATCAATACATTTAAATTCAATAAAGATGGTTTTTGGTTGAATGGTAATTTTATTGTTGCTCCGGAACCAATACCCGTTGAGGACCCTGTTCCAGAAAATTTGAATATTTATTTAATGGGTTGTAATGGGTCGAAAATAAATTACACGGATGGGTATTATGGATGGGTATCAGCATACATAAAGGACGAAGACGTTTTGTTAAGGGATTTTAAGGCTGCTAAAGATAACGACGGAAAATACTGCTTTTACGATCTTGTCTCTAAACAGTTCTTTTATCCAATTTCAGGTAACTTAACGGGTGAGGATTTACCCTAAAAATATAGAGTTTTATGGCGAAAGCGGATTGGTGTTTAGTTAGTCCCACAACGGGAACGGAAGATACTGTTGTTGCTGTTTCTGGTCGGGAAACTCACACAGGAAGAGTCACTCGTGCCACTCAATTAACGATTAACACTACATATGGAACCCCGTCAATTCAAAAGATTGTAGGGGTTACGCAGGATTTTACTCCGGTGTTTATAAAGACTTCAAATCTTACGATCGGAGCGACTGGCGGTACGTTGTTTGTAACGGGAACATCTAATTCTTCTCGGTTGACATTTTCAGCGAGTGGAATTGTGGCTCCGGTTCAGTATTATGTGAATAGCAATACGGCGACTTCTGGTGCAGATATTCCCGGTGACCCAGGTGCAACAGCACAATATACATGGAGGGCGCAGGTAGCAATACCAGTGAATAACACAGTTTATGAACGTGAATTTAGCGTGACGATTGTAGCATTTGGGGTGACTAATCCAGCTGTTTGTATTATAACGCAGGAAGCTGGAGCACCTACTTTGGTAGCTGATCCGGATAGTATTCAGTTGCCGACGAACGGTGGTACACGTTCTTTCCAGATAACTTCTAACACAACTTGGAAAATTTCTTAATATGGCGAAGCCAGTTTGGGTAACATTAAATAAGAATTCAGGAGCTTACAATGAGCAGGTAGATGTATCAGTGATTACTTATACCGGGCGTGTGAATCGTGGTGGTGCGTTGGATATCGTAACTGTTGACGGTTCCCCGGTGGCTTCTGAGGTTGTAGATTTGGCACAGGATTCTCCTGGCCTTCTTTTGATCCCCTATACACAATCTTTAGAGGTTGGCTGGAATGGCGGTTCGTTTGCAAATGTTATGGAATGGGCGACGAATTCTCCTTCTGTGATTGGTGGGACTCCAACGGCTGGTTCTACATGGGAATTTGTTTACAATGGTTCTATTTATCCGGTTGCAACTGGTATTGTATTCCCCGGCGATCCGGGGCTTGTTGGATTAGTTACAGGGAAATTTAATGTTACGATACCTGCGAGTAATTTATTAGCGGATAGGATTATTTCTATGCCGATGTCTACGACTTTTAGATCAGGAAATTTGACAAGGACTTTTAATGTAAAACAAACCGGGCGTCCAGCATATTTGGTTCTGGAGCCTGCATCACTTTCTTCTGAAGCGAATACAACACATACCAGTTCATTCACTATAAAATGCAATGATGATTTAGTGTGGAGTCAAGTAAATTCTTTGCCAGCGTGGATGACGTTAGCAAAGAGTTCTGGGACAGGTGGTACGTCTAATAGTGTTACTGTACAGCAAAACGATTATCTTGCAGCACGTTCTTATGTTCTGTTGTTTAAACAGACAGGCGGGGATGAGGCCCAAAAAAGTTTCCCCGTAACACAGCAGGGCCGTCCATTTTATATGAATTTTACACCTGCTTCTCTTGAGTTGGAATTCGATGATTTAACAGAGCAGAGGGTTACAGTTGATACAAATCCAGATAATTCTTGGACTGCTACAACTTCTACGAGTTGGATTAGTATCACAAGCCCTCCGAATGCTACGACCGGGAACGGGAATTTCAGATTTAAGGTTAATCAATCAAACCCATCGAAGAGCCCGAGGACTGGTACGATAGTGTGTGGCAATGGGACGAACAGTAAGTCATTTACGGTTACTCAGAAAAAATTACCTGCATTCGTTATTTTGGACCCCACGAGTGTAAATGTTCCAGCGACTGGTCAAACGGTAAATATTCATGTGGACTGTGCCCCTGGAATTGAGTGGACTGCTGTGTTTAATAAGGGAACGTTGAACACAGCACAGATTACGCAAAGTTCTGGAGTTGGTCCGGGATATGTGACGATTATTGTCGGTAATAGTAAACAAGAGACAGCCGGATCAGGGTCTGTAACGGTTACTCAGCTTACTGAATCGGCTACTGCAACTATTACTCAGAATGCAGGTGTAAAAGTGTATAGCGATATTACGATTACCGCTTATAATTACCCAACGGCGACAGCAGCCGGAGGAACCATCTTACCTAATTATGGATATAGCCAGACGTGGACTTGGAATGGTGTTGCTGGGACTGGTGGTGCTATTACGACCGGGGCCTCTTTATCGTTTTCTGGTGGTAGAATAAATACGTCTAATGGAAATGCTTCGGTAACTTCCAAGGGAACGAGTATTTCTAATCAGACTACGTTTACGACGGGAACTATGACCGTGAGGATGAATGGAAAGTCGGCTTCGGCTTCTGCTGCTGTTCCTCAGGCTGGTAATTATGTGGTTGGATTGTCTCTTTCTGGGGGTGCTATTAGTTATGCGAATATTTCTGCTGGAGCAACAAGTGCATCACCTACCATTACAGGAAGTACGAGAAATTTTACTTTTTCGAGTGGGTCTACTACAACTGTTACTCCTTCTGCTACATATGGAACTGACTCTCCTGATCCAGAAAACTGGGTATTAGGTTCTGTTCAAAATGGGTTTACAGCAGTTAATTCTACGACTGGAGTATTAACAGCCACTCATCGAGGAACAACCATTGGTCCTGCGAGAACTTCTGGTGTTGTTACCAGAAAAATAACCGTTAGATGGATTCCTACTGCTGCTTATAATAGTGCTGGAACTATTGTTGCTACTGCGTCTATGACCGCTACCTGCACTCAGGACGAGAATGCCAGGAACCTCAGTTCGATTAGAATTGCCGCTTATGCTGTTGATGCTACC